TCATTTCCTTCTTGCGTATTCATTTAAGTCAAAACACCATCCAATTTCTTCTTTACTAGTTGGATATTCACACGTGTCATAACATATTAGTTTTTGATCATAACATTCTATAATTCCTGGCCATAAACCTAACCACTTATCGTGTTGAACGTTGTCACAACAATCTTCAAATATTGTTTGGTCTCCACAATTTAAACAATGAGATATATCGCAGCAACTTCCATGGGTTTGGCCCGGTTTTACACCGCAGTCGGGGCAGTTACTAACCTTTTCTTTTTTCCAAAGTTGTTCAACAATTTCGTCAATCTCACTTTGTGATAAACCTTTTTCTTTTGGTGTCAAAAACATTGCTTTATTTTTTAATCATTGGTCCCTTCAATTAACGATTTAACATAATCATCAGTGCTTCCTGGATCCGGATTGTATGGGACAAGTTTTTCTTCCATCTTTGATAGAAGTTCGGATTTACATTTATGTGTTTCTATTTCACCATTATCATCTTTGTATTGTATTGTATAAGTTTCAGAGCTCCACTTCTCTTCATCGCTCCATCGAATTTTTATCAAAAAATAACTGGTGACAGCTCCATCAACAGAATCCTCAGATGTTATTTTCATGGTAACATCATCACCAATCTTAAACAGGGCATCCATTTTTTCAGGATCTGTGGAAATTTGAATTCCTCCAACCAATAGGCCGATGATTACGATCCAAATAAGCAAATTTAAAAAGTCTCTCATTTCCTTTTAATTTTAATAGTATCTACCGGAATAGTTTTCTTATCATCCCAAGGAGACTTAGTCCAAACAAATGTGCTATCGGTAACAGACTTGATACGAATATCTCCTGTAACAGCATCGTCATGTCCTTGGGCATAAGCGGATTTTTTTGCCTTATCAATGTCATTATCTGAATCCGAAATTAGAACCTTATAATTTACAGTTCCATGGATTCCATCAAATTGTCCTTCTGCATAGGATTGGGCTGTGGCTTGATTGAGGCCCCTTTGTCCAACAGACATTACCGCAGAAAAGGCCGCAAAAAGAAGTACTAAGATTATTAGTACTGCTAAAGTACCGCCGGTCCACTTGAGAAATTTTACTACTTTTTTCATGATTACTTTATTTTTAAAATGTGTTTACAAATTTCAATTTCTTTTTCATCCCCGAGGTGTTTACCATTGGTATCAGAGAGTTTAATGGTTGGAGTCCAGTCGTCGCCCTCGGGCTTCGCCTCTGTCATCTTTATTACCATGTTTAATGGCTTTAATCCAACATCATTGGTGAAGTTTGTGCCAATGCCGAATGAACACATGATCTTTCCTCTGCAGTACTCTTTGATTTCGACTGCTTTTTCAGGATTTAAACTATCTGAGAAGATAATTACTTTCGATTTGGGATTTATTCCCAATTTATTGTAATGTGCGATGGTTTTATCCACAAATTCTACGGGATCTCCACTATCCTGACGAATTCCATCATAAAGTTTGGCAAATTTCGTTTCAAATGACTTGAAGAAAACATCGGTCGTGAATGTATCTGATAGCGCAATACCAAGGCTCCCCCTATAAACTTCAGACCAGTGTTCCATTGCAAGTGAATTGGCCATCTTGTAACCATACTTTGCGGCATGAAACATGAACCACTCATGGGCTTGGGTGCCCAGCGGTTTGATGTTATTTAGAAATGCAAGGTATACATTAGATGTTCCTGTGAAGTTTTCATTTCTTCCATTGTTAGCAAACTGCGCAACAACCTCTGCATGGTTATCAAATGATTCTCTTCGGCGAGTTCCTAAGTCTCCATAATGTATACCATTCATACGGAAGAGTAACATCTTTTGGGCGTTGTTTTTTTCACGAGTCTGAGCATCCCATTTTTTACCGCCTGTCATCTTAAAATACAATTCAGAAATGGCAGCCATTAAATTTGTTTCCCATAGGATTGTACGGTGCCAATAACCCTCTATTGAAACGTCAAGGTCAGAACCAGACTGAATGATACCAACTTCAGAAGAATCAAATCTGTATCCGTATAAGAAATCAAGATACGTTGGTTCAAGGAAACCATTACACCTCGTATGGAGAAATATTTTTTCATGTTTAGTCATTGCGAGGGCTTCCATTTCCTTTACTTCTTGACGAAGCGCTTCTCCAAACCCCTCCGGAAACGCAGTTTTTCCCCTATTGATAAACTTATAGCGTACCTTCGCTCTCGGAAAGAGCTTGATCACTGCTTGTTGCATTGTTAATTTATAGAGGTCGAGATCTAAAATGCTTTTTATAATCATGATTCAAATTCCTCCTTTAGTTTCAGATAAGTTTGGTATCTTCTTTTGCGACTGTCCTCTTTCATGAACGTTTCTCGCTTGGTTCTTTCTTCATGTTCTCCATCCGTCTCAAGGCGTGTTCTTTCAACGATTAAATAAAAATGAGGATCCCATGCTTCATTTTCGGATTGGTATCCTTCGTCATATCCAGCAGTGATGATGTCATCAGGCTGAAGTTCGATTTTTATGGAGCTTACTGGAATCGGATGATTTTCCTGTAAATGTAAGGCTTCATATTTTACTTCTTTTTTCATTGTTGTTTGTTTTTATAATGGAATCCCACGGGCCTGAGTGAATCGTTGTCCTGTAGAAGACTTTGTAATGGGTCTTTAAATGGTCCAACTGGTCCGTTGTGGATATCTCTAATGTCAATTTCTTTTAGCTCTCCTATATCTGGTGGAGTTTCTCCAATCAGTCTCCAGAGAATGTCCATACCAGTATAATAATCATCATCTGTATGAATCGTTTTAATAGCTAATCTTATCAATGCCTTCTCTTTTGCTGTCATAATATTGGAGGATTTTTCTGCATTTCTCTGTAAATATAATCACTTATTTTAATTAAAGTCAATTTTCTTCTTATAAAATACCAAAAATTGTTCCAGTCTCTTGCTAAATTTAAGTCAATCTTTACTGGCGTGAAGCACTTCCACTTCTCCTTTTTTGGTACCTGAAACCTTACTTTAAATTGAATTTCAAGTACGTATCCATTTATGGTCATCCAATTTCTTGGTTTCATTTGAGTAAAGTAAGCGGATTATAAATAATGGATAACAATAGTATGGTAAACACTCCATCAAGAAACAATATTAACCATACGTTAAAACTAAATTTTTCTCTCCTTCCAATCATCGGTTTTATTGCATACATTGAGGCTGTTGATAAACCTATCATTAAAAGTCCTATCCACCACCATGGAGTGAAAAATGTAAGAAGAACAAAAAGCAAATAGATGTATCCAATAAATTGCAATACCGGATTCTTTTGCATTAAGAAACTCCGATTATTTTTTTCGGTGCTTAAACTAAGTTTTAGTTTTTCGCCAGTATGTTTCTTTTTAAAATCTGCGATCTTTAAAGAAATAAGAACGTTATTCCAAATTATTTTTGGAATAATAACGATTTTTACGGCCTCCCATAATATGAAAGCCAATGCGATGTGTTGTACTACTTGGTCGAAATTCATGTTAATGTTGTTAAAAAATTAAACTTCCTTCGTCATCCCACTGGCAATATAGCTTTCCGTTCTCACGTAGGATTACATATTTTAATGAATCTAAATTATCTTTGCTCATACAGTCATCGTCAACTGCTGTTGACATTCCATCAATTGAATAAACCATGGGTCCAAAGGGAAGTCTGTAAAGTGGTGTGCCTTCACCATTGTGATGATACCCGGTTTGAAATTCCTCATCTTTTTCTCCAGCGATATATTCGTTAATGCGCCTAAACACAGTTTCGTTACATGCATTTTCATCCACCCAAATGGATTCTGGGTTATCTTCTCCTCCTCCATATAATTTTCTGAAGGTAATTTGGTCTGCGCCCAATTCTTTGCATCGTATTAGGATGTCTTCAGGATACATTTTATCATAGACATTTGTCATATTAAGGGATAAACGAAGGTTAAACCCGCTGTCTTTGATGAATCCACAGAGCTCTTCCAGCTCTCGTCTTAAATTCAAAGGGGTTCCAATTAAATCCCAATTATTTGCAGAATCATTAATATCAGAAACTGATAGCGAAATGGTATTTACGCCTAATGATTTCAACAGTTCCACATTTGGGTAACGATCATCTGTTCGTATCGTAGAACCTGGAATAGATTTTTCACAATCCATCAACATGACACCCGTTGTTTGAAGTTCAACGTTTGGAAAGGGGTGTCCCTCTTTGTTCAGGGCATCCCATAATTGGTTCAAAAACCACTTATTTTGAAGGGCCTCTCCGGTGCCTGTGATGATAAGGGTGTTTACGTTGTTGTTAGCTGCGTATTTAATTCTTTTGCGATATGAGATCATATCGAATCTGGTTTCATACGGGTTGTTGTGCATCCTCGATACACAGAATGGGCAGTTGTTTACACATCCTTTTGTGGGAATAACTACTGATATGCTTTGGATTTTCATTTTTTGAGTATAAAAACTTTGAATAATAAAAAGAACATAGATGCTAATAATATCGTTGTGAAAATCATTGCGTAAGCACCCACATAAAACTTCTCAAAAAGGTTGTATTTGTTAACAACATCGAGTGTCTCAAAGAGATTACCGTCCGCTAATTTAAAAAACATAACGGCGATGTATGTATCTGCGATCATCATAAACACCAAAAAGATGCTTAGAATGATTAAAGCTATTTTAATTAGATTATTTTTCATGCTACCGCAACGTTAAGTTTGTTGTGAATGTCAATTACGGTCTCTTTCTCAATATGGAATCCTTCAGGAATCATCGCCTTGAGCTTCTCCTCGTCGGAGATAGAAATGATTTGCTTCCAATACTTAGGCATTTTCTTCATCAAAATTGCCATTTGCTTCTCTGACAACCACTTCCGATTGTTATACTGCTTAGCAAAGGATGAAAGGATCTCTCCGTCAACCCCAGTAAAACCTACACCGTTATATTCGGATGTGGTTTCATACTCTTGTTCGTCTGCGGTTTGGAATTCAAAAATCTTGGTGAGTCCGTGGAGTGCCCAACGGGTGTCGTTTGCGAGTTTACCTCTTACGAATTCTTTGATCTGTTGTTTTGTTATTTTTGCCATTGTCTTAAAGTTTAATTACTTTTATGATAGCTAATATAACAATAATACCCGAAATAAAAAAATTTTGGTGAATTTTTATCACCTAAGGACTAAAATTTATCATTTTATAGCTGTTGAGGACCATTTGGTGTCCCAAACATCAATTGTCCAGTAGCATCATCATAAAAAACCACACCATCGGCTACTTGAGGCGGATCGTCAAGATTTAGTTTTGGGGTTGGCGCCTTATCCTCTTTCATTAAATTCCTAATGATTTCCTTTTCTTTTTTGGTACGTTCAGAATTCTTCTTTTTGAGAATGTCCTCAATTACTGCACCACCAGGACCACATATGTCAAAGTGTTCTATAAAATTTTCTATCATTGATAAAGTTTTTGGTCCGCAAGTTCCAGTTCCTGTCCAAACCATACTAGTTCCATCCCAAGTTAATATGTGTCCCTCAAAAGGGTTTGTTTCAATATTTATGCTTAGTGTATCCCCATCTATAACACCACCTAATAGAACTTCATTACATGGATTCGCTATAATGCTCCTGTCAGAATAGGCTTCCTGATAATCTACTGAGTATGTAAGTCCATCAGCCATGTTGTCTCGTTATTTTAATTTTGGGTTTCTTCTTCTTTGATTTTGCGATAATTTTCTTAAGAAGTTTTTTATCAGTATTGCTGCGTTCAGAGTGAGGTTTATCAAGTATTCTTGTTAGTTTTGGAATGTCTCTTATAGGAACATCATATGCTTCAATGAATGCTTCAACGTGTCCTATTATTTCGTCATCCTCTTCGTCATCCTCTTCGACTTCGTTTATTCTTCTTCTTTGTACTGCTAATAATCTTTCTTGAAGTTCGTTCAATCGTTCTTGATGTGTGCGGGTTTGTTCTTCATCACGTCTATCTCGTTCTCGTCTGTGTCTGCCCCATATACCTGAATCCCATATACCATCACGATGTGCCTGTTCAGCAAGTTCCGATGCAGCTTCTGCAGCAGCTTCTACCTCTTTTTCATAATCACTTTGAAGACCTCCCCCAAAGTCTTCATATGATTTATCATACCATCCGTCTGTTATATCAGCCATCTTTTAATAATTTATCTAGGTGTTCCCACATTTCTTCAAATCTTCCATCACGCAAATTCTTTGAGAAAAATTCATGTTCATCACGGTACATGTTTATCATTGAAGATTTTTCGGTAACGGAAAATGTAACGTTAGCAATTCTATCACATAGCTTGATGAAAGTACAGTGCTTGTATGCTTTTATACCATCATAATACGTTTTGTTAGCTCTTTCTTTTCGTGTCTTTCCCTTTTCGTTACAACACACATAAGAATATTCCGCAATTGTTTTGTTGGTTTCGTCTTTTACGTTATTGTAGGTTTCTCTTGCGTCTTCAATGATATCATGACACCAACACCCGCCGATTACATCAGATCTATCGATCTCAGGTATTAGGTGAATGAACTCTATCGCTGTATCAACTGTCATCTGTAAGTGATACGCATAGGGATACAAAGCATTGTAGTGATGATTTACTTCTCTATGCCGTCTTATCGCATAATCTTTTGCTATCTCATCTACTGAGAGGAATTCTCTGTATTCTGGCATTTTTTCTTATTTTTATCTCTATAACCTTGCCATCCAAATTCTCGGATGCGTTCTTGCAATCCGTTCCTCTTAGGACGAGTTCTGTTTTTGCTTCTTTTTTCTCGGTGTTGTTGCTTTTCTGGCATTTATGTATCTTCTTTCGGTTGTTTGTATTTGATCATAATTAACGAATAAATTTCTGTCACCACACATTTCGCATTCTGGAGATGCTTTACCCCAGTTTTGTAAGTATGGAATTTGAGGTGTAATCATTCTACACTGGGAACACCAACTCCATCTGTGTTCCCAAGATTCACTATCGCCCATCGACTATCATTTACTATTCGGTCCATCACATTTATTCCAGACTCCATGCTTGCAACAGCATGGGCCATTATATATGGAACATAAATGTATCCACCATATTCCATGGCCAAGGAATTTTCTTGACCAGTTTCCCAATGCCTTATGAATTCTTCTTTAATCATCGCAAAACATTGATTCTATTACTAAGAGATCTAATTGTCTCGTTTCCCAACGTCTTATAAATTCTTCTTTATTCATATAAATGAGAATAGAATTCTTCTACAACCACCCCAGAATCATCAAATTCCAAAAGTACATCATTAACATCTTCAGCGATTGCTCGTGTTCCTTCAATGAATATTCTCGTTTCATACCCAAAATACGCGGCATCTTTTGCCGTATCTTTAACGCAGTAATCAAGAGCGAGCCCAACAATGTCCACAGCTCTAACTCCCTTTTCGATTAGGAATTCATGGAGCCCAGTATTTTCATGACCATCTCCAAACGCTCCATACGGGTGGCAGTGGCTTTCAATTCCTTTCTTGATGATATAAAATTCTCCGTTTATTAAACTAAAGTCAATATCATCATGTAACTCAGCCCCTTTTGTATTCTGTACACAATGTATAGGCCATAGAACTTCAGGCTTCCCGTGTATCTCCATCTCTTCAAACGGCTTCTTCCCCGCGTGCGATGCCGCGAAATAGATATTATCCGGTTTGTGCCAATCTTTCGTAAAAATAACGAGGTCATATTTTGGTAGTAATTCATTTATCACTGGAACTATCTTATCTCCTTCTTTCACAGCTAACGCTCCGCCCATCCCGTTATCGTAATCTTCTTTACTTGCGGGCATAAAATCATACTGTGCGTCAACCACTATCAGTGCTTTCTTCATTTTTGAATTTTTAGAGGTTCATACTATTATAGTATTCATTTGTTCTTAGTTTTCATTATCAAACGTAAATTCTTCATTACAGTGCGGACACAACCACGTTTCTTTCCATGTGTATAATGGTTCCGGGGCAATGGCGTATTTGCTGATAATGTGAGTGTGGTGACCACTTACGTGTTCTATCTTTGGATAGTATTCAGGCGGTACGGGTAATTCAGTTTCTACGATATCATCGTGGCACAAATCAAACACCTGTTTTCCATTATCGTCTAACCGATAATACGTGCCATCAAATTCGGCTTCATCCCATCCGCATTGTGGGCAATTATATTGCTCTAAGTTAAACTCCATCAATTGCAGATTTTGGTATGTTAAAGGGGTTATTCCTTTTAAACTCAGTTCGATGGTATCTTTGAAGAACCGGATCATCTAAATCGCCAATTCCCGATGCAAGGTGAGACTGTAATCTTAAATCGACGAGTTTGTATCCATCTCTTGAAGATCCCTCCCATGTTGGTAAAATTTGGTCAAGATCAGTCTTTGAAATTCCAAGACCATCAGTTGCCTGGCATTCAATACATTCTTTTAGGGCTTTTTTCTGGAAATCAAATTCTGATTCATTTTCCATGATCCAATCTGCCATTTCATAAACCTCAGTTTTCCAGAGGTTCTGAATCATTCCATAATCCCCAACATCTCCATGCAACGTCCAAAAACCAAGAAGATATTCCGTATAATTATCTGTTGATAAAACCATACCTTTATGAATTTGCGCCAAATCATAAAGATAAATCATCCGTAAACGAGCCTTAATGTTTCCCCTGCGAATCTTCTCGTTGGGTTCTTCAACGTCCCATCCCTCTGGTCCGGTTACTCCCCATATGCTCGTAAAGGCTGATCCCAATTCATATACATCATCAAATGTATGGCAAAAAGCTTTTCCAACCAGTTCTCCTCGATCTACTTCATCAATTCCATTTCCAAGAGTGATGCTTCGCCCATGCAATTGGATTCCCAATTCGTCGCATACGGGTTTTGCTAATGCAGCACATAGCGTACTGTCAATCCCACCAGATATTCCCATTACAAGGGATTGAATTTTGTTTTTTTCAATGTAACTTTTTAATTCTGCCCTGATGTTTTGTGTTGCTTTTTCGTAGTTCATTTATGTTTTCTTTCGTTAATTTCTTTTTCTTCCATTTTGCTGATGTATTGATCCACTGTTTTTAGTTCGGATTTCATTTCTTCTAACAGCTCTTCATCAACCTCGTTTTTGATGGACTCCTTGAGTCTATCTCTGTACTGATAATAATCTCTTACTGTTTCCATGATTTCCTAAAATTGGTTGTTGCTAATATAACAAAAATCCACGACAAATAAAAATCAATCCACTTTTAGTTTATATGGTGGTTGAGATGCAATTTGAACGTAAATGTTGTTGTACTCTTCAATCTCTTCTTTCGTGAGCTCCCGTGTTGTTGACTTTGGGAAGCATACATTAAAGAATCCGAATCCAGTTACCCAGTTTCCGATAACATACTCATCTGTCTCATTACCAACAATACAGAGATCTGCTTTTTCTCTTGAAAGCTCTCCCATTTTATGAAAAGCTTTGGTAGCCATTAGATATCTGTGGCCGCCTTCAATTTCAGTCATTTTGGAGGTTTGTGCTTCAACTATTCTAGCACTTTCTTCAGTTGTAATTTTATCCATTTTGTCTTTGTTTAGGTACATATAATAGTCCACGATCTTCAACCCATTTCTTTAATTCTTCTGCATTAGGAACTTCTTGAACGTTTACTTTTTTCAACAACGCAGGGTTTATCTTTACGCGATCATATAAATAAAGATAATAGACGTTCTTAATCCCAGTCATTGAGATGTTCTTGAGACACTCATTACAAGGAGAAAGGGTTGTATACATATCACAACCTTCTACCTCAACAGGGTGTCTTGCAGAGAACATGAGAGCATTCATTTCAGCATGAATCTCATTATCATCACTCCATGCTGAGTGTTTTACCCTATCAAAATTGTCTTTATCGAACACGTTACAACAATTTGGCATTCCTCCAGGAGTACCATTAACTCCACTTGAGATAATCCTTCCATCCCTTACAATCAACGCGCCAACATGGTGCGAAACGCACTTACTCTCGTCTGCCAAAAGAAATGCCATTTTAATATATAGCCCGTGTTTTGTTTTCATGTTATTTTAGTTTTGTGTTTGGTACCATCTTCATCTACATATGTAAGTTTGACGCCTTCAAACACCAAAAACGAATATTCAGTATCGCCCTGTACTCCATCTACAAATTCCCAGGCATGTTCATCATTTTCATCATAATCTTCAGAATCAACAGCACAATTTTCAAACATCATCCTTTCTAAAAATTTACATTCCTCTTCTGTGATCTGTTTTTCTTCAACAAATTTGCTCATGTCATTACGGTCAAATACGATTCCCCAATGACCGCCAAGAGGTTTCAACGCATTCAACAACCTAACATATCTTTCTAGGTATGGGTTATCAGCAGAAACATGCACCTTTTCGCTCGTGTTTCCATTAGCATCACCTATCATGTATTCATACTTGAGAATGTAATAGGGATCACTCTTCTTTTTGTTTTTCTTTTCTTTTTCTTTTACTATTTCTATCATCACGCTAGTTTTTTACCTTTTAATAATTCTCTTATAAATCTATTTTCCTCAGTGCCCATAACTTCTTTTATCCATTGCTTATAGACATTTGGGAATATCAGGCTTATTTCTTCATATGTTTTTCCTGTAATAGAATATGAATCAAATTTTTGTTTGGTGTTATCCGGAAAATCTATTGAAAGAATATAATCTATCAAATCTGGATAATCCTTATAATTAAATACCCTTTCATCCGCAATAAAACATACTGCAGTTAAGGCATCTTCTAAATCAGGTTCAGTGAAATATGACATTTTTATAGATCTCGCAATGCCGTCCCCTAATGATAACTGGTCGGCTAATTGATTTAGACTGCCCTTTGAAACTCCATCAAAATCTCTTTGAGAATTTGTGGTTCCACCATTAAGTATAATCCAGGTTTTCCAGTTTTTTGCAAAATCAATGAACTCCTCATCATCTTTGTAATTTAGAGCATATTCTACTGCAGCATGTCCTGCTTGTATTGCCTGTTGTATCGGCGAAAGATTATAGGGTACGAAAAAATACATTCTTAATTCCATGTTGTTATTTTTAATATTTACGATTTTTCTCGTGGTAACCATCGTGCACTTATCCGCGATTTCCTCGATTCTCTTTTTTGGAATGTCGTAATGATCTTTATGAAACCAACAATGTTTGATGTTAAGATCATCAGCCATTACATGTAAATTGTCTATAGAATAAGGTTTACAGACAAGGTGTCTCTTGCTATCGCAAAAGTATTTCACTCCTTATAATTTTTGATCATTTCCTTAATTTCTGGTGTCACTTCTGCTTTAGGAATGTAAGCAAGCCCAATTCCTTCTTGTTGCATGCTCATTTGTTTACGAATTATTATAACCGCAAAGACCGATCCAACATCATCCTGAAAATACGTTACCCCGTCCTTAAATTCGTTGGGGTTTGTACGATCTGAAACTTTGACATTGCAGGATGTTGTTGCGAAAGCAACAACTATTAAAAATACTGATAAAATTTTCTTCATGATTTTGTTATTTGTTTAAGAAATATACGTTTGTTTTTTATGCCTATATAAGGATCTTTAGCATATGATTCATAAGCCCCCATTAACATGACTAACATAAACAGGACTGTTGATATTGAGGCGAAAATAAGCACGCTCATTGTACCGAATGAAAATAAAATACAAAACACAATAAAGGTTTTTAGTGTAAGTATCCAAAATTGTTTGGCTGAAATTCTTTTTATGAATCGTTTCATGTTTCTATTTTTCAGGAAGCATATACCAATTAATTGTTCGTTTTTCAGTAATTGGCCCATTTTCTTCGTTTGGTATGATAATGATAGTCATCTGACCATAAAATTCTTCTTTCTTTATTTCCATTTTAATATCACCGCATTTTAAAATAACGAGACTGTCAGTCCTTTCCACTAATGGCATGCAAAAAACGAAAGACATTGCTGTATCGTTAGTGGTGGCTTCATCTAACTTAAGCTGCCCAAATGACACTGTTGAGAAGGTTATTAAGATGGCGAGTACTATGTAAATTCTTTTCATAGGCCAAATATAACAAAAAACCCCGAGATAAAAAATCCCGGGGTTGTTAATAATCCGTTAAAAAGTTTTATACTAAAGATACGTTTACCGCATTTAATCCCTTTTTACCTTCAACCAGTTCAAATTCAACTTCATCGTTTTCATTTAAAGTGGTTTCATTAATACCAGAAACGTGAACAAAATGTTCTTTTTCTGAATCATTTTCTTTGATAAAACCAAAACCTCGGTCTGTGTCAAAGAATTTTACTTTTCCTTGTTTCATTTAATTTGTTTATTTAATTTATAATAAAGAAGACCGAGAAAACTCCCGGTCTTCGTTCATTCTTATATCTCGATAGCGTTTATAGCATCGATGACTTCGTTGATATTTACTTCCATTTGTGGAATTTTTTCGTAAATATCTTGAGTGTATCCGTAAAGACGGAATACCTTTTGTCCACCCTTTATAGGAGCGGTTGTTGAATATCCAACAACATCAATCAAGTAAACGTATGGGGTTCCAAACTTGTTTACATACTTCTTGAAGTTGTCTTCAACTCTACTGTATCCATCTTGCATGTCAGAGATTATTACAACTCTGTCATACTGAGTGTTATTATCTGCGAACAGATTGAAGCAAGACGCAAAGTCAGTACCGTGACTACACTTTCCGTTGTAAGAAGTAAACTTCTTCTTCAGAGTGTTAACAGAATCAGTTGGGTTCCATCCAGTAATCTTTTCAGACCATGATGCAAAGTGATAAACATCACCTCCGATGCCCTTTGCAAAAGTAGCGGCAACTAGTGCAGCCTTCTCAGCAGGGGTTGAGCTGGATCTCTTACCACCTGGAAGCGCAACGCCTCTACCAGTCATAGAACCAGATGTATCGAATACAACTGCAGTTCTACCTTCAGGAAGCAATTCCTTAAGGTTTGGAATGGAAGCTTCATACGCCTTTCCAAGCGCATCGGCAACCTTAGCCAATTGACGACCGTTGAATTCAAGAAGCATAACTTCAAGAGCAAGGTCAATTTGGTGTGGCCATACAAGTGACTTCTTAATGAACTTAGGTTCAATAAGCAATTCACACGCAGCATCCAATAGAGGAGTATCATTAGTCTTAAGAATGTTTCTCAAGTTACGAAGCAATGCCAAGTAACCAATCTTCTTAGTCTTGATAAGTTCCGCATAGTTTTCAGTCTTTTGTTCAACGAGAACCTTTTCAGCTTCCGCCTTAGTGATTTCGCCTGACTTAACTGCTTCTGCAACCTTCTTACCAGTTTCAGTGTTCTTATCTTCAACAGTATTGAACTGCTTTAGGATTCCAAGAACAAGAGCACGAAGTGCAGGAACTCTTACAGTTCCTTCAACAACTTCGTTGAATGTGTCCTTTTCGAACTTTGTACCAACAATAGCCTTGATGTAATCTGCAGTTGGTACATCAACGTAGCCATTCTTTTCAGTTGGAACTGGGTGAACAGCGTTAACGATGTCAACCAAACTCAAAGTGCTAGACTTCATTTGGTACTTAGCAAGTTCGTACGCATCAGCGTTTTCAATAGCGCCCTTGAAACCTCTCTTCATGGCACCTGGAATGGTATTGGTCTTATTCTTCGCACGGTAGCACGCAAGAATTTCCATCATATCGTCAAGACGATAGATTATACCACCTTCGTTGCCCTTACGGTTTCTCTTAGAGAAGAATCTCTTTCCAAGTTCATCACCAGAAAGGTGAGGCAATAGATTAACCGCTCCAACGTGGGTAACGGATCTTTGACCGAATACGCTACGTGCATAGACGAGTGCCTTTGCAGCAAAGAGCTTATCTTTCTTCGCGATGGTATCAATAACTTCGCGCAAACGAGTTTCGCGTTCTGATTCCTTTTCATAAAAGGTATTCTGGATTCCTGTGGATAGGATTCCTACGAGTTCATGTTCTGGTCTTTGGGTTTGACCGGATCCACCTTGGTGAGTAGTAGTCTTTTGAACTACAGGTTCTCTCTTTTGATTGTACTTAGACATAATTGCCTCCTTTCATTAATTAAATTTATACTAAAATAAAAAAGCCCGAGTGACGTGTGTCTTCTCGGGCTTTTGTAATCCAAATAATCGTAATAAAATGGAATATAAAGTTAGTCGAGAAAATTGGTGAGAGTTTTTCTGTCTGGCTTTCGCCTGATCTTTCTTATGGTTGAAACGAAGTATCTCTTACCTTACTACAACAGTGCTTTTCAATATTTTAAAGAACAAAAATTTTGTTGAGAAAATTGAGCAGAGTATTTTTTCATTTTTCCTACGAAGTAACTCTATTCTTACTACAACTAAATTTTATATTGGTAAATATATACCAAGTTTCGCTTCTGCGAAAATATTTTTTGTTAATTTTTTGTTAAGATTCAATTTATATATAGAATCCCATTTTTACTCAATTGATACTTAGTGCCGAGGATGCTTGATATGTTATGTCGCCGATATAAGGTTGGCTCCAGTCTTGCACATACACATCCTCATATTCTTCGGTTATTATCTCTCTTCCGAGATAACGTCCTTCACAATCGTACTTGTCGATTGTTTTGGTTACTCTTTTGACCATCTTCATTTGTGGGTTCCATGTTGAGATACCCGGATAAGTTACATTACAATTTTCCATCACAGTTTATTATTTTACATTCAATCAATTCAAATATACGTTGTGCCTGTAACTTTGTGTTTTCTTTTCCATCTATGTTTCCATCCACTTTAATAAGAGGATTTTTTGGAACTTCATAAGGTGCACTTATTCCTGTGAAATTTTTTATCTTTCCGTCAATTGCCTTTTGGTAGAGTCCCTTCACATCTCTATCCATACATTTTTCAATATCTGTGTTAACATAGATCTCGTTAAACCCATCACCAATTATCTTTTTAGCATTGGCTCTTGAAGATCTATATGGAGATATGAAAGCTGTTAATACTATTATGCCCGCATCGTTGAAAAGTTTTGCTACTTCGGCAATCCTTCTTATGTTTTCTTCGCGATCGGTTTTCTTAAATCCTAAGTCAGCATTAATTCCCCATCGTATGTTGTCACCATCAAGAATGAATGTTTTATATCCTTTATTGAATAATAATTTGTCAAGTTCTTCAGCTATTGCAGATTTTCCGCTACCCGATAATCCGGTAAACCAAAAAACCGTGGGGTTCTGGTGTAGTTGTGCAGCCCTCTCTTCCTTGCTTTCACCCAACGGTTTAGGATGAATATTGGCAGGTTTTAATATTTTCTTAGCGAACCTAATTCGCGTAAACCAAAATCTCTCATGATAATAATAAGCAAGCATTTTCACAAACACTTCGATCAATCCTATATTAAGGGCCATTTGTATGTCGCCACTTAGAAACCATGCAATGGCAATTGTAATTAACGTAGCTGTTATCCTCCATGTTACTGTCTTTAGAAGATGTCTCTTTTTATCATTTCCAACCATCTTAAAATAAATTGTAGGTACAAAATATATATTAAAACATTAGAATTAATGAGGGCGAAATTCATACATGAATCTTTGAAAGATATACTTAAACCAAAGGATTTGGTCGATGTAATTAAGGAGATGGATTGGAAACAAAAAATTGTATTTTACTATTCCAATTATACTTACTATGATGGGATGCCTCTAATAACTAAAATCGGAGATGAATTAAAAAAATATCCTCGATTTAGTAAAATTCATATGGCTTTAAGTAGTGGTTTTTCACATCTCCCAATGGCATCTCTTACATTTGATTATAAAGAAAAGAAACTTGCATATTTTGAATTTAGGTTGGCAGAATTTGAAAATGCAAACGATACTCGTTTAATTTTACCAGGTGATAATCCATATGCCGGTCAAGGCACGCCAGTAAAATCAATCCACGACGTTATTAAGTACATTACTCGATATCAAAAATCTGCTTAATCACATCCTTCTGGTCGCGATCCCAGCGGGACTCGAACCCGCGACGCTTGCTTTTAGAGAGCAACGCTCTGACCAACTGAGCTATGGGACCATAGGGGCCGAAGCCCCATTTTTATGATCTATACTTTTTAAGGATTTCCTCAAGAGAAGTTTCGAAATGAGACTTATCATATTCAGTTTCGAATTTTCCGCTATCAATCTCTGACAGTTCTCTTCCTCTTAAAATCGCATAAGCTGCGTACATCACTCTTAATTTTTGGCGATTATGAAAGTGATTCATTGTCGCTTCCCAAGGTTCCATCGTTCTGGTTCCCGAAAACCTTACGGTTTTTCTTTGGTTTCTTAATTCTTTCTGCTCTGCAGCTAACACTCGGATATCTTCCTTTAATTGTTTTACGTTTACTTTTTCTATTGTTTCCATGATTTTTCTTATTTTATTTATGAATTTTAATTACTTACTATGAAAAGTGATTACTTTTCGTCTAAAAATATGAAAAATCATTATGGCGGCCGTATGTGTATCTAGGTTTCTTTCATGGTTTCTTTCTTTTTTAAAATATAAATTATTCCATTCTTTTTTGAGACTGTATATCCAAAAATATTTAAAACTTCTTCCCAGGTTGGATTTTTATTTTCAGATTTTTCCATTTTAATTTAATGTTAACGGTAAATGTGCACAAAGTTTTCGAGCTTTATCCGTCGGTTCCAACGCAATCGCCGTAACCTGGTTCCCTATATCAGGTTCCTTAAAAACTGAATAGTCTAAACCACGCATCTGCGCCTTTTTTAATAATTTGAGGAGTGATTGTTCGTCCGGAACGGACAAGAAAACTAAATACTTTGATTCTGTATTCCATTTTGTAGCAATTTCTGGGTGCTCATGTTGAAACTCAATTGCCGCGTGTGCTGATTGAACAGCTTGGTAACCCGGAGATATGTCTCGACGGGTGATAACGATTAATTTGCTCTAAGTGTCTTTCATTTTGTTTAATTTATATATTTATATATCAAAAATTGTGCCAAGTTTTAACTTAATGACACTATGTCACTACTTCATTCTTTTTTATGACATTATATGTCAATTCTAATTCGAGGGCATCTATTTTATCTTGCATCTCTTCTTGCATCTCTTCAAACGCTCGTGTCATATCCTCTTCCATAGATTTTAGTTCCACTTTTAGTTCTTCAATCGTAGTTTCCATACACTCGCAGGGTTCAACCTTTATTTCGAAGGATTTACTTGACCCCACCCAATATGTTTTTTCTGATGTGGATAAAGTAGATTTACATACATCGCATGTAACGTCAATTTCTATTTCGCTTTCAAATGATGCCATTATTTATAAACTCTACGATGATGAGGTGTATGACGAGATCTAAATGTACGTTCTTTCTTAACAGGAAGATCATTATTCATTACAAAATCTATGAATTCCTGCGGGGGCAAATAATCATGTTCCTCAATGTAATGTATTATCATTTCGGGGACATCATAGTGAAGTTTACCTTTTATCTGCCATATAAACTGTGTGCTGCTTGTAGCATTTTTACAAAATGGGCAAGTATGCCAACCTTTCGTATGAACGCGAACATCAAGTGTTTTGAGTTTTTCAACAAATTCAGAAGGACATTTCCCTTTGGTGTACTGTTTTCCTTCATCAAGCCACGCAATTTTTGTGTGCTTAATGCCGAAGTGGGTCTCTTCTATGTGTAGGTCTTCGAAATACATATTGCTAATATAAACTAAAAACCCGAATTAAAAAATATTTGTGACCATAGGGAGAGTCGAACTCCCACATTCTTGCGAACACTAGCCCCTCAAGCTAGCGCGTCTACCAATTCCGCCATATGGCCATGACCCGCCGAAGCGGGCTTTAATTAACGTAAAATTTTAAAGTTGTCTTTGTACTTTTCGTCAACCGTAATCCAGATTCTTACATTATCTGGACCCTTTTCAACCTGTTCTTCAACCTTTTTTCTATAATCTTCACCTGGCATGATGTAGATTGATTTGGTTGGATAATGAACCAGAACATAGGCAAAGATATACTTTGCTTGATGTAGTTGAGCTGGATGGCTTTGAAATTCGAGGTTACCCTCGGTTGAGGATGTAGAAATGATGATGGGTTTGTTACCACCAACGATGAATGCACTACGTGCGCGCTCACCTGCAGCGCTTTTAACAACGTTAAATCCTTTTTCGGTAAGTGTACCGAGGGCATGGATACGGCCTTCTCTTTCTTTACTCATTTTATATAAATTTAGTTTAACTTAACGAGCCATCAACGACCCGCATTAATAATATACTTGAATATAACAAAAATATCTGAGATAAAAAAATTTTGGGGCAATTATTTTCGCCTTTTTTTCACCTTCTTATGATAAGAGTTTGTCTTCCTTTTCTTTATTCTCTCCAGAAGCAATGGAAGATATCCTAAATCTTTTATGACCATTCTCATGGCATTGTGCTTTCTATGAAGAGCTTTTGATATAGAAGAAGTGCTGTAAACTTGATGCCACTCTCCAGTTTTTTTACTGATTTGTGAGACGATATATTTCTTTCCTTTTTTCTCGAGTTTAACTCGATCGGAAATCTTATCGTATATTCTCATTCTCGAACCCATGGCTTTTATTTTATTTATCTTCGTAGCTCCCAAGGGAATCGAACCCTTACTCCCAAAAGAACTGGATTTTGAATCCAGCGCGTCTACCTATTCCGCCAGGGAGCCTTTTTTATTTAAAGAATGAGCAAGCTCTCTACCATTCTTTGCTTGCCACTCAAGTTGATCATAAATAAATTCCACTTCGTTTTCTCCTGGTGGAATTCCTTTTACTGTATCATCGTGTACAGCTATTGAAAAATATTCATGTTTATCTTCAGTGTACATTTCTGCTCTTCCAGAATTTGAATTTTCATTCATCATTTGAAACGTGAGGCTTTGAATCAAATTCAACGCCTCTTTTGGAGATACCTGGATCATGTATCCCGGCCCACTCTGGGAGTCCATTTTACTCCATTTAATAACTTTCATGTGCGTGTTGTTTTATTGTTTGATAAATTCTTTCCAAACTATCATCGATAACAACTGATTCGGCGGTTACCTTGTAAAATTTCTGTATGGCTTTTTTTGTTTTGAATATGTATTTCCAGGATGGACGAGATCCATGATACCTAAGGAGGGTTTTCTTATCTACTTCGTCATAAAACTCGCCTTCACTCATCCATGCGTAATACTTGTTTGCATTCCAAAATGAGTATCGAACCCCATTATTAAATGTAACAATTCGTTTATATTCTTGTGGGGGTCCAACCTCTAAAATTCCACTGTCTAAGCAGGCACGCAATAAAGAAGTTGCGCCTTTATTTTCTTCATATAATCCTGTAACAACACCAAGTCTTAATTTATAGAACATCTTTTTCTTTTATGGGTGTAAATCCTGCGAGTCCAATATCTATTGCGTCAGCAAAGTGATGCATAGTATCTTCAAATGTGTGGCCAAACTTTGTTCGAGTATAGTAAAACATTCCAATCTTTTCGTCCCACCTCGCCTCTTCTGTATGTCTGGTAAGGCTTCCTGTACCTTCCATGGCAATATAAGTAACTCCGTCTTTCAGTTGATCCTTTGGGATGATTGCTTTTAAAGTATCTTGTTCAAATTTCAAAACATATTCATGACCCTTGACACGATTTATTACTTCTTTTTTCGCGTCATAACGAGTAGGAATTCTTTTTTCTATTCGCTCGGCTTGAGCAATTATATCTTCCCATTTTTCGGGCCAATATTCCTGTAATTTTTGTAATATGTCTTTGTCTAGATCCATTATTCAGGTTTTTCAATAAAATTAAAATCAATGTCTTTCATCATGGAATCATAGTCTTCACCTGCTTCTTCCATATCATCATCTCCATACTCAAACATCCAAGTTATCTTTCCTTTCATTTTCTCTATCTCACTCATGAGTTTGAGAAGCATCTTTGCAGCTCCCGTATTAAAATACTCAAAATCGAAAGTTACGTCCAACTTATTTCCCTTTTTTGTTTTGCTGATGATTTCAATAATTTCGTTGTAAAACTCTTGAGGATGCTCATGAACAGAACGACCTCCAATGTATAAAATCCCTTCGTTATCAAAAATAACTTGTGGTGTCTTTTCTCCGGCTTTGATATTTAAAATTTCCATAAGGCTTTTTATTTATTTATCCAATAGGTCTTACTTAAATATCGTTCTCTTGTTTGCTCCTCTGTTTCGTTTAACTTGGTAAAGACGTATATTCTAAGTTCGGGTATGTGAATTCGTTTTCGTCCCTCAAGACTTTTCTTTTGGGCTTCCCGCAACTTAGGGCTCAGTTTATCTCCTTCACCAGTCAACTTGTAAAATTTCTGTGCCATAATTAAAGTTTAGTAGCGGGTACCAGGATCGAACTGGTGGCCTTTGGGTTATGATTCCAACGCTCTGCCAGCTGAGCTAACCCGCCATTAAATTTTTATTTTGAACGAATCTTGAACTATTATTCTATCAGGATACGTCCATCCTATTTTTTGGTTACCATCGGTAATGATTCCAACACTATCATTATATTTTCGTGTTGTATCAATTTGTTCAATGGTTACTTTTTTAAAATCTTTACTGTGACCATAAGAATGCACTCTTACGCCACGTGAACCTACAGTAATAGGTGTTCCAAGAAAATCGTTTACTTCTACTTTCATTTTTCTTCTTTTAATAAAATTTCGTCAACCATACCATAATCTTTGGCTTCCTGTGCAGTCATCCAGAAATCTCTGTCTGAATCTCCTTCTACTTCTTCGAAGGTTTTACCGGAGTGTTTAGCGATGATTTCATAAAGTTCTTTTTTCATCTTTAAGATCTCTCTAGTAGTGATCTCAATATCTGATGCTTGTCCTTGTGCTCCTCCAAGGGGTTGGTGTATCATTACCCTTGAGTGTGGAAGCACTGACCTTTTTCCATCAGTTCCTGCACAAAGTAAAACGGCTCCCATTGAAGCTGCCATTCCTGTACAGATGGTGGCAATGTCACATTCGACATATTGCATGGTATCATAAATTCCCAATCCCGCATGAACCGATCCTCCAGGGGAATTGAAATAAATTTGTATGTCCTTTCCTGGATCCGCAGAAGCTAAGTAAAGCAACTGTGCCTGGATGATATTTGCAACGTAATCGTTGATTGGTGTTCCAAGGAATATGATCCTGTCCATCATCAACCTGGAAAATACGTCCATGGATGCGACATTCAATTGTCTTTCCTCAATAATCGTTGGCGAAATATAGTTATTATAAGCCGCTGTGATGTTGTGTAAAGACATGCTTGTGATGCCCCTGTCCCTTGCAAATAATTCAAAATCTCTGTTCATGTTATTGTGTTTTTTATTATACATATTATCATGGATATTATCACGAATACTATCATTCCTATGGATCCAAAAATGGAAATATTAAATAAACTTATGTGTAATTTTATTCCTATTAAAACCCATATCAAATATAGAATTATGGAAACTATCCAAATTTTTTCTCCTGTAGAAAACACTTTTTTCATATGACTCTAAATGTTTGTGATTCCATTACTGGCCAGAAATATTTAGCATCATTAAATCCTTCATCATCAGGAAATTTAGAAAGATAAAAATCTCTATCCTTTTCAATTAAACGAGCTCTCATGCCCCTATGAAAATTTTCGTCTCCTAACCACCAAGGTTTGTTACCATCACTTTCAGCTTTAAAGTATTCATATTTCGTATTAATTCCGTGTTTTACTTTAGAAACCCTTAAGAACGTATCGAAATAAACTTTAAACTCATTTGTAAAACCAACCCACATTTTAACTGCCGGGTGATTTGCCCATCCAGCACTTCGTCCTTCAAGAACATTTAAAATTTGTGCAGCTTCTACAACTTGTTTCCAACAACGTTTTTTATCTAAAACAACTGCAGATTCTAAATATCCTTCGTAAGGTAAAAATGTTTGCATACTTTTTATTTTGGGTAAATATAACAAAAATAATTGTAACGAGGAAATGGTAGCCCGTAGGGGAATCGAACCCCTGTTACCAGGATGAAAACCTGGCGTCCTAACCCCTAGACGAACGGGCCATTTATTTGGAAAGTATTCTTGCCCACCCTCTTGCTATTAGGTAGCTTAATCCCCAAATTCCTATAATTATTAGTGTAGCCATATTATTAATTATAAAAAACAACAGAATCTCTTGTTATGGTATGAAGACCATCCTCTTCAAATTCAATTCTATCAAAATAAATAATTTCTTCTTTCACCTCAACTTTAGGTTTAAAATCAAGGTGAATTGGCGGAGATTTTTGTATGGTGTAATCCGTAATAAGCAAAAATCCACCTAATAAAAATATAATTATTGTGCTCATAGTACCCGGAGTGGGAATCGAACCCACACGGCCATTACTGGCCACTGGATTTTAAGTCCAGCGCGTCTACCAATTCCGCCACCCGGGCAGGTAGTTAAATTTAACAATACAGTCTAACCCACGATCGTTGCTGCAACTGCACCCCATTCAGCTTTTGGGTGTTAAATAGAGACGGGGGACGGATTCGAACCGCCGACCTCCAGGTTGTTGTACTTCCTCCTTACCTTCAAATCTCTTTTTTACAATTACCAGGGAGCGACCCCAGATCAAGCAAAATGACCTAAATGATGATTTATCAGAAGTATCGATACCCATACTTAAAGCTTAATGCATGCTCTTTAAGATGTCATCGATCCTGACGCTCTGTCCGGGCTGAGCTACCCCGCCATTCGTATTTCAGAACTCCAGAACGGAGCACCGTGGAACCTTTCCTCACTTTCATAAATATCGGTCTACCACACATTTGGGTAACAACTCCCAATGCGAACTGTTTCGTCTGCCCAGGTTGCCTTAACGGCTGGCTTACTTATCAGTTCAGGCTATTAACAACACAACAAAGAACGTTAACTGTGGGGAGAGGAGGATTCGAACCTCCGAAGGCGAAAGCCAATGGATTTACAGTCCATCCCATTTAACCACTCTGGAATCTCCCCGTTTGATGGGTTAAAGTTGCAACTAAAACCCATCTAAATGACATCAACCGCCGTTTTATCTATCATATCTATAATTATTATCCATATTTGATTTTCTAATACCGGATTTTTATAAGTGATATTAAGGTAATCAAGGACCAACAATTCTCCGTAGAGAATGAATCTAATTAACATTTGGCTAACAGCTTTCTAGAACACTGCCGGATAAATCGTTTACCTTGCTCTCATCTGTACTGGTATGCACAGCAAAAGCGCATGACGTGGGAGTTGCACCCACTTCTCCTTGTGTATAGACAAGGTGACTTACCTAATAGTCTAAATCAAAAGGTTAACGAAACCTAGTTGAATCAAGTATTTTCAAAGAACTCTTTCTTTAGTGGGAAGGGAATGGACTCGAACCATCGAAGACCTGAAGGCCACCCTATTTACCATAGGGCCCGTTTGCCGCTCTGGAACCTTCCCGTAACGTTAGGAAGATTCGCGTAATCTTCCTAACTAAGTGAATTAACCGCCGTATTTCCATGGGCTAACAGATTTTCGAAACCTGCTGGGTCGGCTCTTAATAGTTTCCTGATGTGGCATATGATCCTCCACCTTGCGGTTTCCTCATGAGCATAAGCACCTCCACTACTCGTCTGCCAAACGGCCGTCTGCTGTTTTGGAACAACGTAATTGGTCACCACAGACGAACATCTTTAATTCTCTCCCAGTTAATTCAAGTATTTTTCAAAGAACTAATACAACCAGTTAATCACTGATTCATATCTAAAATCACTATCTTCATTTAACTGCTCCAATTCTTCTTCTGTCATCTCCCTTCCGTCATATTCTGCGTAGGATATAAAGGCATCGCAAAAGTCTGGAGCATCTCTGTGATCAATATCTTCTATTTCAATGCTTCCGATTTTGGAGTAATCAAAAATAAATTTATTTCTAGCATTCTCTTTTTGATTGTGCTCCCAATTTTCTATAGTTTTATCTTTTGACATTAGTTCAACCATATATCTCGTTCAACACACCAAGTATTCATTTTCATTCCAATGTTAAACCAAACGTCAACGTCGGTTTGAGTGTTGGCATTTTGAATCCTCTTGCAAATAAAATCGGCTATTTTTTGAAGAATCTTTGTTTTCATTATGTGTTGTTTTGTTAATCTGAGGCTAATATAACCATAATTACCGAAACGAGAAAATTTTTAATTAAAAAAGTAGAGAAAATTTAAGAGTGTATTGAGGATTTGAACCCCGTGTCCCGAAGGACGCCTGTTTTTCAGACAAGTGTGTATACCAATTTCACGATGAAACACTACTTAGTTACTACTACTATTGTGGAACCAAGAGGACTCGAACCTCCGACCTCTGGTATTTCACACCAGCGCTCTACGCGTATTGCTACCATCTGAGCTACGGTTCCATAAAGACGAGGAAAACCCTAAAGTTTATTACGATGAGAAGTCTGCCACCAAAAAGGCAGCCACAACAACCCGTCAGTGTGGGGAGAGGCAGAATCGAACTGCCGACACATGGATTTTCAGTCCATTGCTCTACCAACTGAGCTACCTCCCCATAGTGGGATGAGACGGAGTCGAACCATCACAGCCAAGGCGGGGGTTTTACAGACCCTTGGGCTCACCCATGCCCAGCCATCCCATAATAGTCACCGGTACGGGGGTCGAACCCGTGTTTGTAGCTTGAAAGGCTACTGTCCTAAGCGCAATGCAACCGACTAGACGAACCGGCGATTAATATGTTAGCCATTTTTACTGTTTTTGTACAGTTTTAGCTAACATGTTAGTCTATTTTTATGATTTCTTCCTCTAAATGTCGGAGTTTGAGAATGGCAATTTGGACAAAGAATTTGTAAATTTTTTAATCTATTGTCTTTATTATTTCCATTTATATGATCAAGCTCCAAAACTAAAACTTCTTCAAACCATTCTTCCCCTTGACCACATTTTTCACATTTAGGTTTTTTGTATCCTTCAGCAATCAATCTATTTTTTAAATTATAAGATCTCATGTTTTTCTTTCCTGAAAAAACATCTTCTAAAAGAGTAACAAGTTTTTGCGTTCCTTTGCCCCCTTGATTTGGTTTCCAACATTCAAGTTTTAAAGCTCTTCTTTTAAAAGTTTGATATGGAATTCCTACTCTTTTTGCTGCTAATGACATTGTTGCCTCTTCATTACAGGCTTTAATAATATCATCCATTAATTCTTTTTCACTCATGGTAAACACTTTATTTTATATATCTAAGTGTCTACCAAATTTTAAGTGACCTCGGAGAGACTCGAACTCTCACTCCCTTAACGGGAACTAGGGCCTAAACCTAGCGCGTCTACCAATTCCGCCACGAGGCCAGATGTCTTGGTACAGAAGGAGGAATGATATCTATGAATGTTTCAAACACAGATATTATCACTCTTTTGTACCTTGTTAAAGATGGATTTCCATTGTCTGTTACTGATAATATTATGTGTATCTCTGTATTTTCTGCATCTAACGGAATGTTCACATATGATTGTTGAGATGTTGGATTGTCTATCGTCACATTTCCATTATATGTTCCTGGCTCTTTATAATACCACCATTCGTAACTTAAAACATCTCCATCAGGATCGGTTGCAGTTGATGATAGGTTTATTACATCTCCTTTAAACGCATCAATGTATAAAATTTCATTATCCACTATCGGAGGGTGATTAACATTTTCATATGAAGGTGTCAAGCTCCAATCCATCATAGCCGCAAATTCATTTTGAAAAGGTTCCCACCACCTAAATATTGTTGCATATTTGCTTGTGTATCCGTTCCATGTATCTTCAGCCGGTCCATACATATAATATGGATCAAAATCACTTTCTGCATATTCCCTTTGTCTTGGGGGTCCTAAATTAAGATAAGACCGTATACCTGTGACTGGAACTTTTGTTGAACGTCCACCCCAACTCCCGTGCCAAGGTTGTTCAGGATCATTAAGTCCATTGTTTACTAAGTATAACAAAACTGGAGTATCTCCTTCTTTTAAATATCTTCTCGGAGGATACATTGCACCTAAAACTCCATGACTTCTTACATTGTTATTTGCCCATTCATCACTAGCAAAGGAAGGATCACCTTTCGCGCATTCTCCACAAAAAGGATAAAAATAAAGTTGTTCATCTGCTATGGGATCCATTGCACAAAACATATTGTCCCATCTTAAATACCAAAGATCTGGATAATGAGAGGCATCCATCAACCAAGCACCACTATCATCTTGACCAGCATTATCTAATACTCTTAATTTACTTACAGCATTATTAACTGCGTCAACCCCTTCAGTTTTTCTTATGTGTTCCAACGCCTGAGCTAAAACGGCTCCATCGCCCCATATACTTATCCAAATCGGTCTATCATCATCTCTATTGATTGCATCTATTATTATTTGAGCTCCATCTGAAATAGGTTCTTCATTTAATGCATAAGCAGTACCATAGTCTGCAGGGCCAAGTGCTGTTACCGATCTTAATGATTCAGGAGAAGGATACCCATTTGCATGAACAGATAGGTTAGGTAAAACGATTTCATAAGCATCTATCACATCGTAAATAGGTTCCACAAACCTGTAACGCATATTGTGAGAGCATGTAGCTACCAATCCTTCGATGTCAAACATATATGAATATGTCATTAGTCTGACTAAGCTCATCGCATCATCTGTTTCTTTATTGGGATCAATGTTTGGGTCTGCCAAAACAATTAATCGGTGTTGGCCAGAAACAAATACTGCTATGAATAAAAATAAAATTATGAGGAACGATCTCATTTTTATTTTATTTATTTGGTCGAGGTGGCCGGGCTCGAACCGACGGCCCCGTGCTCCCAAAGCACGTAATCTACCAACTGATCTACACCTCGAAAATATGGCAGCCAACCCGCCTAATGCAGGCACTTACCATAAAAAATTAGCTAATTTTTGTCGGGGTGGCCGGGCTCGAACCGACGACCTCCTGGTCCCAAACCAGGCACGCTACCAACTGCGCTACACCCCGTTTTGTAGTCTTTCCCACTGTCACTCATCTCGACCAACGGTCACGGGAATCGAACCCGTACCTATACCCCTAATGGGTAGTGACTTGCCATTTGTCCATTCCGGCAGTGTTGATTCAGTTACCCTGAGAGGAATCGAACCTCTGTCTCCGGGGCCAAAACCCGACGTGTTGTGCTTGCGCTCCTTTATACTACAGGGCAATGTAGTTGAGTCCACACCCAGGATCGAACTGGGTTCCCCGCCATACCAAGGCGGCATTCTATGCCTTCTAAACTATGCGGACTGGTAAGAGGCTTTGCACCTCGGATGAGAGTCACTTAATCACTCTTAAGTTTTTGGTGGGGAAGGTTGGAGTTGAACCAACTGACTTTAGTATTTCAAACTAACGTTTAACCGATGAAACTCTATGCGTTACTATGAAGAAATTCAAGAAAATTGCGAGAGCATTTTTAAAACTTCTTCCCCATTGTTGACCCTCCAGGGCTCGAACCCGGACTCTTGTGGACCAAAACCACACGTGTTACCAATTACACTAAGGGTCAATTTGCACGTCTTTCCGTGCTGTCAATCATTTCGATCCCAAATGGATGTTTACCGCTTACACTAATTGAACTTTAACGACAATGCTAATGATGCATTGTGCGGTTCAATGATGGATTCGAACCATCCTCCCATTATTTTGAGATGTCCATTCAGAGCCGGAGACAGGAATCGAACCCGCGACATCTTCATTACAAGTGAAGCGCTCTACCTACTGAGCTACTCCGGCATTACAAACTGAGAAAATTGACTAGAGATATTTTATCGTGCTACCAATTACACTAATCCCGCATAAACATGGAGCGGGACCCAGGATTCGAACCTGGACTAATCGTTCCCAAAACGAAGTAACTCTTGGTCGTTACTACAGTCTATAGAGGTCCCTCCCAGATTCGAACTGGGGTCTCTGGTTTTGCAGACCAGCGCCTAACCGCTCGGCTAAGGGACCATGGAAAACAGTACGTCAAAGAACATATAACTTCTTCTAAAAAGAAAAACCCTCCAGTCTGTGTAGAAAGGAGGGTGAAGAAGTTATATATGATATGATAATTTCCTTAACCTGTCTCTCCTTTCTGAGCGTAAAATGGCTCCTCACAGAGTTGCGTTAGCATCTGAGTTAAAAAGGGTTGATATGTTAAAGTTGTTATCATCACAATTTTTCTTATATTATTATATATAGCGTTCGTTGTTAAAAGTTTTGTAACTGAGTGCAAATATTACACTTTTTTCTGAAATAAAAAAATTTTAGTGAACTTTTTTTTAAAATTTTTCTGCCATTACGTGTTCAAACTCGCGTTTTTTAGCTTTCTTTCTCCTTATCTTTCCATCAAATTTATGGGATAAATTTAATTCTTCTCTCTTTTCGTTTATCCTTATATAAAGAGTTTCATGCACCAGGGTTGGATTTATTACCCCGCTTCTTTTAACCATATTGGTATAAAGTTCGGCTAATCTTTCACATGTTTTGAGTTGTTTTACATTCGTACAAGAGTCTATGACCTTGAAAATTTTTTTTATTGGTACAATTTTAATTTCGTCCATTTATTATATTATTTGAATAGTGGTATCTTGAAAAATGCAATACTTTACAATTTATATATTATCGACACATTGTATGGTATTGTATAATTTTTGTACATAATCTTCATCCTGAACGTTTGCCGTTAACCTTTCTGGGTTTGTGATAATTTGCGTATCTCTATCATTTATCCAAGGATTTAATATCCCGGTCCATCTTCCACCTTCCATAGATTTATATTCAAAAACATCATCATGATTTACAATATCTTTAAATCCCAATAACATTTGAATTACATAATTGTGTTTTGGACAAATACGTAAGGCTTCCGTTTGTATTTTTCTCTTTCGTTTTGAATCCGGTAAGAGATATAATTGCCACGCGTGTTGGTGCAGTGCGTAAATAGGATATAACCTACGTGCCCACCTTTTAATTATATCTGGTTTCATGTTATTATTTATCTTCACAAAATCCTCTTGATGGCTTTCTTCTTCAAAAGGAACTAACTTATAAATAATATCATTCCACCAACGACTTACTTTCGTTACTGGTAAACTAACTGCCAAATATAACCACGTATAAAATTTAGATCCACAAATAGCTCTCATCCAGCACCATAATTCTGGAGTGAATCTAGCAAATTTACTTATCCTAAATCTAAGGTGAGTTACAAATTCTTTTATAAATTCATCGGAATAACCGGCATATTTATACGCTAGAACAGTGTATAATGTATGATCTCTTGATAGGCCAATTTCATCCGGGAAGCGATGTGGATACCTATATCCTTGATAATAATATTTACCAAATAGTAAGCGTTTTATTCCTTTACGCTCAACTTTTTCCCAACACGATTCAATCCCTTCAAGAAACCTTTCATCGCCATAACAATAATATGCTATGAAATTTCTTCCTATTGCGTCTCCTTTTCCGTTTTCGCCGTTAGGTTTCCAACCGGGATTTTGTCCCAACATCATTTTGTATTCCTGATCCACAAACCACTGTGTTTCAGTTGCTTCCCAATTAAATTCTGAGGCCATTTTTATTTTATATATTAGGCCTCAAAAACCGCCTATATATTATACTTTTCCTCTAATTTTTTGGCTATCTCTTCGGTTGGTACTTCTTCTGGATAAGCAAATTTTTTCCAAACGAGCTTATCACCAACATAAAAACCGTAACGTCTTTCGTTTTCAAGAGGTTTAATCGTTAATTTCGGGAAACCATCTGGAAAGAATTCTTCTAAAAACTCCCCTGCATCTTCCCACTCCCCATATGCGTCAGTATGTTCTAGCAAATATCCTACGGCCGTTTGAATATTTTCTTTAACAGAGATAGGAGATTCAGATTCAAATGTAATACTTCCGGTACATGGTTCAGCCCATCCTTCATCTAGGTGGTCTTGGTCCCATTCGATCAATTCTTTTGATTCCATCCATTGGGGGTAAGCCGACCCATCACCCCCATTCTGGACAGAATAATAAACTGTTAATGTATGCATTAATTCATTGCTTGTAACTGTGAATAATCTACTTCGTTATCTACAGGACCAAAGTACGCTATAATTTCCATATCACTCAACGAACGAATTTGTTGATATAATTTAATTGAAGACTCCATGTCAATTCTGACAATAAGCTTTCGGAGACCATTTTCATAGCCTCTTGCGCTCGCAAATCTTTTTCCATCATCATTCGTATATCCTCTATCTTGTACAAGATTGTGAATGTCTTTATCCACAAGGTACCTCTCCTTAAGCAATTTCATATAAGGTTCGATAGATTCATTTGGGTGATTATACTTATAGAGTATCTGTCCATCATCATAGGTTCCAACATTCCATACGGAATGGGTTGCTGCAGCTTTTCCTTTTGTCCCTAAGTGTGATTCTAATATACCTTGCGCAAGAACAAAAACTATGTCCATTTTATACTCTTCGCATTTCTCGACAAGATATTCCAGATCTAATTCTGTGTCCGGGACAATTTCATATGTAATTCTCTTTACTTCATTAATTAATTGCGTTTGCGCTCTTTCCCTTACAGTATTCGAATACATCGTATTAGGATCTATTAGAATGGTTTGTGCGTTCGCTGGATTTGCGTCCCCGCTAGGAGACGATCCAACCGAGCCGGCAAAAAGCAAAAATGTTGCCAATAAAGCAACTTTGAACAGTTTTGAAGATTTAGTCGGCAAACTTCGTAAGAAGCTCCAAATAATTGCAACTCCTTTTTCGATTTGTGTTTCTACTCTCATAAATTGTTTTTTAGTTTAACATAGTGTCGTAAGAGACACATTTAAAGTATAAAAGTAACAACATTTTTGACACGGTGACACAAAATACTGACTTTTTTACATAAAAATGATCTATTTTTACATAGATGCTCTCTTATAACATTTTTTTTGGGTTGTTTTAAGTACTAATCGTCGAACAAGGAAACATTACTTCCTGATGAATCAGTACTGGCCTCTCCAGAGGCTATATGGTTGGGTAATATTAAGTTATGCTCAGAAATCATTTCTTCTTTGCTTTCTTCTATATATCTATCGGATTTTACTAGTTTTTCACCCAATTTGATGGTCCTAAACCTCATGTAAGGTTTATCTTTTATTTTACCATCAATAAGTTTAAGTGTATCAAATACGGTAACTTCTTCTTCTTCAATAAGCCTTGCGATGGTTATTTTGTCATCCTCACCACTCAGAAGTACATATTGTCCGTGGTTTTTATTATGAAACCAATTTTTTAAATCTTTGTAAAAGATTCCGCCTCTTCCGTTCTTCCATTTAACATAAGCAGCGCCGGTACAGTCCTTATCCAAGTGCAGCTGTAATTCATTATCAACTAAGCCAATTATTATTCCATCCACTTCGTTTGGAACTAATTCATCAATTTTTACATCTTTGATTGATAGGTTTTTTTCTTCTACTGCGTCAAGAATCTTTTCTATGTCCATTGTTAAATATGTTAGGATTGTATAATTTATTTCTAAGATCTAAGTTAAAAGAGATCAATCTGATTTCTTCGTCTGCTGATTTTATATTGCCGTCTTCTATTAAAGTTTTAATTTTATGAAGCCACGTATCTTCAAACACTTCATATTCATTTAAGAATATTTTCGCTCCATCTATTCCTCCTTTTTCCCAATGGAGAATTAATCCCTTTACTGTTGCTTTTAGCTTGTCCATTTTTCAAATCTCAACAATTCTTTTTTAAATTCGTCTGGAAAAATTTCTGTAGCCTCTCTCACAGCCTTCTGATCAAAACCCATTTTAGAAGCATAATCATTCAATGTACTTTCTTTAAAGTTTGATTTCTTTTCCTTAGATTCCTTGGCTTTTTTAACTCCCTTAGTGAACATCCAATATGGAGTCTTGGTGAATTGTTTTCTTAAGAAATGCTGCCAAAAATCAACAACACCAACTTCGTTTATCTTTTGGTGTTGTAAAACTTGAGCTTGTAATGGGAACTGAATGGACATTCTACGATTTATCATGAAGAAATGTTTTCTCTTCTCGCCGGGAGTTACATTCTTGTAACTTTGTGGGTCCTCAAACATTATCTTGGTGAGTTCAAATAGCTCCATTTATCTCTATTTATATAAAGGGTCTTTTCCTGAGGGCTTGGTTACCCAATTATATGTATGCTCAAGAAAAAGTTTTGGTACATGTGTTAAATTTTTGTTAAGATCCTATGGATCTTGTTTTGGTTTTTAATTTTATTCTATTGTTTGTTTGTTGACATTCTGGTACTAATCTGTTAATGGACCAATATATGTTAGCTGAAGGATCATACATATTCAATGCTGATTTGATTGTTCTTAAAACCCATGTGGCTTCTTTTATTGTGTCAAAAACAACGGCATAAGGACCCTCATCATCCTTTTTTATATCCTCAAGCACAATGCTTATAAGTGCAATTTCGCCATCACGGATTTTTCCAATATAATAAAATGCGGCATCTTTTTTCAGACCCAATTCCAATCCTGTTATTGTACATTTAATCGCCTTCCCCACTTGCCAAATTTATTCGTATGTTATTTAATGCGGTTGTTTTGCCGAGTTCTGCTAATAAATCAGTATATTCTTGAACTTTAGTTTCTCCTGGGTAAAACACTTGGACCGAAGTGTTCTGTTCAGCCACAGGTAAAATAATGATATGATAATCTTCGCCTATTGATTTTCGAATAAAATCTGTGTATTCCTTTGATACCTGCTTCCAATCTAAACCTTCTTTTGCGGTCGCAAGATTTAAAAGCATTACAAATATTGGTTTTATCATAATTTACCTTCGTTAACTTGAGGTGAGTTTTCTGCCCAGAATTTACGATAATGTTTTGTTTGATCACCTATTTTCTTCTTCTTGCCGTTTAGCGCTCGGTGCCAAGAGGTGAGTATTATGGCACTCATATCATCTGGGTGATAGATACCCTTCTCGTTAAACCATTGAACGAGGGGCGCTCTCTCATCTGCCGGTTCTTTTTTACAATCTGCCCACAATCCGAGATTGTTTCGGATGTACATTCCAAGTCCCATGTGAGATACAGCGATCGCTTTTTTCTCTTTCATTCGAGCAAATTCTCGATGATCAACTACCGTGTTTGCGAGCCAATCAAAACACTCATCCAAATTTTGAATTCGGTAAACCAGATTTTCCTGTTTGGTTTCCCATTGTTTAATTTCTTTTGACATTTTGTTTAAAATAATTCTTTGTTTAATCTGTCTACTTCTCTAAATATGGACGATTCGTTTCCTGAATTCTTACCATTTACGTATTGAGTTCCTTCAAGGATGGTGTTCATGTTCCAATCCTGTGGACGTACATTGGGACGTTCAAGTTGTTCTTGTAACTTTTCGTCAAATCCCTGTGCGATATTCTCTGGAAACACGTGTCTCGCAAGAACAACGAGTTTAATTTGCCTCTGCAAACGCTCATTAATATCAAATGGCGGGCGCTGTCCAGAAAAATTGACCAATTGGTCATAAATAAGATTGGCTTTCTCTCCGAGATCAAGATAATCCGAGGCACCGATAAACTCGATTATTTTCTCGAATTTCGAATTCGTAATGCGAGTAGACATTTCCTCGCCTTTTTTGTTTTTACGAATTTCTCCATTTGGTTCTCTAACCATCCAACTATAAATAGAAGGAACGTTATCTCCATCATCTCCACAAAAAATCTTCTTCAAAGCAATGTGATCTCCTTTCACCTCCTCAAAAAGCATCTTGTCAGTATTCTTTAACCTAAGGAAATCCTCTTTGTCCACATCGATAGCTCTATTAAATATGTCTCCTTCTGCACTGTTGTTTAACCATTCATCGAAGTGATCTGGAATAAAGAGTTTCTTTGAGGAATTCTTCCCCGTTGCAAATGGATTGAACACGGTAGAGAAAGCCATTTTTCCGTGATCGTGGGGCCAAAACTTTACCAACTGACGAATGTCTTCGTCCCCAGACACCAAAATTACATGCTGGTTCTGTTTATACAAAAGTTCATCTCTCCACAAACACATTATGTCATCAGCTTCCGCTGTATCAATCTTTGTTACTATGAATCCGGATTCATTCAGTATATCACCGAATTCTCTCATTACATTAAATACATTATCCCAATTTATCCCGGGACTTCTTTCACGATCTCCTTTGTATCCTTCATTCTCGTCAATTGGGATATCTTTACGCCAGGACCTTGAGTCGAGTGCAAAGAGTACACGAGAGGGGTTTGTTTGCCTTATGATGTAGGTTATATCAGTTGCAATCTTTCTCATTAACTGATCTACCTCAAATTGATTGTCAAAACTATAATTCTTTGCGCCGTATCCACCAACGATGAATAAACTTCTAAAGAACATGTTTGGTAAGTCAAAAATTACGTTAGTCATATTATTTTTCTAATTTTATTCTGATATTTTCTCCTGCTTTTTCAAGTACCTTTTTAATAAGATCTTGAATATTTGCCGCTATGAAATCTTCATTAACTTCTCTGAATTCTATAAATTTTCGAGTCACTTCACACCGAGAATCTATGTTATACATAATACGAGGAGTGGGCCACTGTTTGTAATAAACAGTTTGTACATTAGTAACTTTCCCTTTTATTATTCTAACATCGCCAATTTGTGCCGTGGAATCTTTAAGATATCGTTCTGTTAAAAACACTACATCGTCGTCGATACTAAATTTAGTTTTAAATTCCATATTTAAAATGGTAAATCATCAGGGTCCTCATTTATGATAGCTTCCTCAAGTCTTTTTCTTTTGGATTCTGCGTTTTCAAGTTGAATTTTCATGTTGCTCTTGAAAAATTTCATTACATCATGTTCATTCCTAAATAAAAATTTTTCACTTATTTCAGGCCAATTATTATTGTTGTAACTATCCGTATCTAATAATAATTTATAAACTATTTCTTGAACTCCATTATCAGTACAAAGTATTTCAAATCCTTTAATCATTCCACACCTTACGTTTACATCTCCGGTTTTATTACCGTGTTCCAAGAAGAAAACATTCTCCCGTAAATTATATTCGGTTTCTATTTTCATCGAGGATCGTAATCGTTATCATAATATGGAAGTATGGGATAAATTTAATCAATAAAAAATGAAAAAAGAAAGAATTTTTGTTAAGAGTTCGTTAAAATATTATTCATCTCCGTTTTATAAAGATGTTTTCGAACTTTGTTCTCAGGAATTTCCCGCTTTTTTCGAAGTGAATATCTCTTATTTAATTCATCAAAACGGGGCGTTAATGTCCAGTATCCTCGTTCAAAGTCCTTGCGATCTTTAAACAAACTCTTAATGTTATTTGTGGAGCGTTGTTGATATATGAACATCCCGATGAAAATAAATCCAAGAAAAAGTGCTTCCTTGGCCGCTACAATAAAATAAGCAGTACCAAGGAGCAGGGGTGCTACGTGAGCAAATACTTGAAAACACCACAATATGTAAAATGTTACCCGACCTCCCATGATTTTTCCATCCAAGGATCCTCTTCCTTGTGTTCGTTATCGATTCGTTCTTTCATATATCCTATGTACTCTCGTACAGTTGCTTTTTCATCCGTGAAATCACCTTCGCATAGATATCCGTCTGACTCCCTTGTTATGGTAAAATACAGGAATTCATCACCGCCCATTGACATTTCACGCTTTACTTCTATTTCGTATCCCTTATAATGTGAGATCATCGTAAAATATGTTGAATTTTAAAAACACACGCTAATAACGTAATTAGAGGATCTATGACAAATTGTTTTTGGTATTGATACTCAGCAACAGCAATAATAACTTCTGGTATTTTGTCAATTTTTCCTGGAGAAGCATTTTTTAAATATTCTACAAAATCTTTTCCAAGTGCTGCTAGGGCATCATCAATCTTTGCTCCATATTGAGCAGAAATGAATTTATAATTAGTAATTGGATCTGGTTTCAATAAACAAACATCGTATAATTCCTTAAAATCATAATTGATGTTGAAATTCTTTGGATCAAGTTTTTTAACTCCTCTTCGATAAAATGCCTGAACTTTTTGTATAAGGGTTCTCATGTCTGGATAATCATTCCTTACAAACTTAACAAGCAATTCATCTGTATACTCTACCTTAATGGCATCCAATATTTTAGCTATTCGTTTTGCATATTCTCCAACAAGAAATTCCTCTTCTTCAATATCCACAGAATCATATGAAATCATGTGAAATCTTGACTGCATTGGTTCAGGAACTTTGTGTATGAAATTACACGTTGCTACAAAGCGAGTGGTTGAGCTGAAACGCTCCATGACTGATCTAAGGGCCTTAAAGAATTCATCTGATGCTCCATCTATTTCATCTAACATTACTACCTTAATGTTCTCAGAACCACCTTCTAATGACATCGTTGAACAGAAGTGTGTAATTGTTTCGCGAATCGTATCTATTCTACCTTCTGATGATGCGTTGATATATTTGTGTGGGTGATTTTCTGCAAGGAAAAACATTGTTGAAGTTTTTCCTGTGCCGGCCGAACCATACAACAAAAGATTGTCATTAATTCCTTTTGACAATTCTTCTTTAATTCTCGGCGGCGCAATGAGTTGCGCTAGATTTTTTGGTCTGAACTTCTCTGTAAACAATTCATTTACAACACTCATATGTTTTTATTGTAATATGTAAAAAATATGTAAAGGTTTTATCCTTTTCGTTCTTTGATCTTCTTTATGAGAGCTCTTAATGGATTGATGATCCAAGCAAAAACGATACCAACCACTATAAATAGTGACAATGGTGCCCATGGAATGATTGCTGCGTAATACATCCACTCTGCACCAATAAATTTGTACAAAAAGCCAAATATTACGGATAGCGCCAATAAAACGCCAATCCAAAACCAAGGTCTTTTGATCCTTTCTTTTAAGTTAAGCTTCATTCGAACATTACGATTAATTTATTATCATCTGTAATCAGACGGTGCCCCTTCCAATTATTTCCGATAGCATTCTTAACGTCTCTTACGAAATTAGGAGACTTTTCGATAAATGTAAATTCAATGGCGGGTCCGTTCCATTTTACAGATTCTACGTTTTCATCGGGACCACTATACACAGTAAAACGAGTAACGATATTAACGGGTTTATCTGCCAACCCGTTTGCTTCATTAGCAAGGCGTTCTTCAAGATCTTGATAATTATTTCTCCACCAACTTAAGTTGTTGTCTAACACTACGATAGCTGATTCTATAAATGGAAAGGTATCTTTAATAGAGTTGGTAAATGTTGTGGCACCTATAAGTTTTTTCATTACTCTTTTATTTTATTTATCTCTTCGCCCAGGGCAACCGTGTAATAAAATCATAATAGGATCGAATTATTTGATCGTGACCCCACGCCCAATCGTAATGATGCAAATCTTCAATGTGTACCCATTTCATTTTTCCTACTTCTCCTTCAATCTCGTTATTATCAGCGTGTAATACAGGAAACCACCTTTGTTTAGTGTATAAACCATATCTCAGTGATACATTTTGTTTATTGTTATCGGTGGGATTTGTTTGAACGTGCCATGGTTGATCGATGTTAACGCTATAAACCTGAATAGCGTCCTCAATCATATTGGATATATTGATGCCAACTTCTTCCCAGGTTTCCCGTATGAGCGCATCTGTACCTGATTCATCATAATCAAGATATCCAGCGACGTTATTCCATAATCCGATATTATCTGCCGCATTTTTACCTCGTTCAGAAACAAGTGCGTATGGTCCTGGACTATCAAAATCTATAACATCTATAAGTATTACACCATTGACAGCAACGCTTCTGCTTTCCCAGATTATTCTTCCGTCTTTAACTTTGTGCCATTTATTTGGCGTATTATTGAATGTCATACGTCTCTCCCTTCATTATAAATTGCTTTTACTGTTGGAAACCTTAAACTTATTTCTCCGTGTTGATTTACGGTTTCTTCAAAATATTGAACCGTTATTTCCTTGCCCACAATTCTGTCAGGGTATTTGTAGAAATACTGGCGTTGTTCAATTGAAAATCCAGATCCAACCGAAACTGGGTATCCTTTATGTTCTATCCAGACACTCCTGACCATATCCTCGGTGACCTCCAGGCCGTCAACTATGATCCTAAATGGACCAATATCAATGTCCTGTACAATGTACTCGGCGTCAAAAAACTGCTTACATTTAAGAAGATTGTTTGATCTCTTTCCCTCATATGGAGCGTCCTTACGTATCATAATTCCTTCCCATCCATTCTTTTGGGCCATTGTATTTAGTTCGGTCAAGTGTTCACCTGACTCAACTTTCCATTGTTCAACGTGGCTAAGAACATCTCCATAATAATTATCCATCATAAACCTGATAAACTTTTGTCTTTCTGATGAAATTTGAGAGCTGTACTTCTTTTGAAAATGATCAAGATCTAACAAATCAAATATCTTAAACCGGGGATTTTGAATGGTGTGATCTTTTTTATTGTATTCCTTTAAGATAGCCTGGAAATCTTCGTCTCCGTTTTCGTTTACTATACATAATTCACCATCAAGCACAGTATCTATTAAATTTAAAGGTAACAATGCTTCTTTTACTTTATCAAGTGTAAGAAATTCATTACCGTTTCGAGAGTATGCTTTGATGCTTCCGTCGTGATCGATAATTACAATACATCGAACTCCATCAAGTTTCCTACTAGCATACCAAGTATCCTTTTTAAAATCCACCTTCTTCACCATCTTCTCATCATACTTATTTGCCAACGCGACATCAAATGTAGGAATAAGATCAGGGAAAACTTTGTTTATGATTTTCTCAGACACCCTCGTTTTAAGGTTACGATCAAATATATTAAGAATGATTTCTTTATATTCAATATTATCTCTGATAAATGCATTGACATCGGCAATAGCTTCGTGCCCCGTTATTCTTCTATTTCCAAGATCGTCCAATAAATCTAGAATATCTTCATGAGATTGACGTGATACCAAATCAGATCTTTTGATTATATTCTTTGGGGTTACATAATATTGTACGAATGGGTTATGAGTAGCTTTCAAAATGGCCTTTATGAATTCTGTATCATATTCAGGCTTTGAAAGTGTAGCAGTTTTTTCGAGTGTTGAATTCGAAACATTGAGCTCATCAATGAGCTGTTTGAGAAGATTAAATTCCATATCTTTGTTTTCTTATTTTTAGTAACAGATCATCTAAAAGTTCTTGATCTATGTCTTTTGGTAAATCACATTCATCATAAACCTTATCGAGTTCTTCGATCATCGCCTCTGCTTCTTTAACGAGTTTGTCATATTCATATTCTCCTCGTCTTATCTCCATAAGAATTTTTATTTCTTCATCGGGTCTGCGAACGTTGATAAATTTGATCTTTGGGATTTCCAATGCAACATTCAAAAGACGAAATGTATGCATCATATTTTTGGAATCGTAATTTTTTCCGTGAGACTTATTCATCTTAACACGATCAGGGTTTCTTTCTTTCAGCCACGTTTGATATTCCTTATATCTTTTGCAATGTGTTGAGTACGCGTCCTTATTAAATATAAGGTATCCAATAACCATTAATCCTTTGGGAATGGAAGTTAACTGTACATCATTTGCTGTAACAGGATCAGAAACTATGCCGCTTCCTTCGTGTCTACGGTGAAGTTGATACATTGCATAAACATCATGTGCGTGGTCAACTTTTGCTAAACCAAAATCTCTTTGATCTATAGTATCTAACGTTCCAGATTGGTAGTACCTGTTAAAGTATTCATTAAGAGTGATTGAACCTCCTTCTTGAAGAACATAACAGAAGTCCAATACATTCTTACGAGTCATCTGTGATTCTTCCCAGTTCATCTTCTTGTTATACCCTTTGGCCTTTTTGATTTGATCGATAGCATATCCAGCAAAGGAGTAACGACACGTTTTCGTTAGAAATTTTGATGCGTGATAAGAAATGGATCCCCATTCTGTAGAATCGTGTTGAACACAATCTTCCGGGGCAAAAAGCAGTTCAAGAACTGTTGGGTTGTTTGTGCGAACAAGAGCAAGAAATCTACTAAGTTCGTAGTAGACGATATCATTTAAGTCGTCTGCAACCTGCTCAACATACCCATGTTTGAGTATGTCTTCCAACGGTTGCACAAAAACTCCTCGCAAATCTGTGTCGGATGTCGGTAACGATGTCCCATATGCATGGGATCCCATTATTGCTTCGAAGATAATTAAATCTTCGTCTTTTAAATATTGTATCGTGTAGTTTTTCATTTTAACTTTTCATTTTATCCATAGCGGGCCCATCATTTATTCATTGTGTTATTACCAGCTCCAGTCGTAATGATGATGCCATTTAACGAATGGAAATATTATCATAAAAAGACAACCACCTAACATAACAGCGGCTTGTACAATATTTAAGAATTTTCCTTTAAAACCCTCAAAACCCTCAATCAACCATGGAAAACCACCGTCTGACATTTCCCATATTATGGAAATTCCTGAAGCCAACCCAATTATCAAGAGGGGTATGGTCCATACGAGTAACCAATGTTCCCATCTTATAGTTAAGTGTATTTTTGGTTTTTCACAATAATTTACCAACTTATGGAAAGTTTCAATTGCTTCATATCCTATATTAAGACGATCTCTGAATTCTTTGAGTATTTCGTCTCTAGATTTTCCAACTAAGATTTTCATATCTTCTTAATTTCGGCCTTTAATTTTTCACAAACGGTTTTTTGTCCACGAACAAAGTTCTTTACCATAACTTCGTCTTTACCAAGTTGTTCGAGTTCAATATCCATATCTTTGTCGATTTCGTCTATCATTTCTGTAAATGATTCAACAGCCTCATCAACACTCTTTGCATTCTTTGCTGTAAGAGTACGATTCAAATCCAACTTTGTGATTATTGCGTCTGCAAAATCTTGTGGGCTAAAATTTGAAGATGGATCAATCTTTCCGGCAAGTGATGCCTGAATTAAATTAATTAATATGGTTTTTTCGTCTTTCATTAGTCGTCTGCGTTAGTGTATGATTGAGCTACTTTTACTATTGACCAAACTATGGCTGCGGTTGGAACCGCAAACCATAAAATTACCCAAAAAATATTTATGAATGAAAGCATGCTTGGTGTTCCAGGTTCTATCGGAAACCAAAAGAACTTTTCGGTAAGGGCAACACCGGCCTGAATCATCCATGATAAACAAAAAACCCAGACAAAAACAGCTAAAGCCCATATCCTTGTTCTTTGTGGACGAGTGTATCCTCTTGCGAATCGTTTTAGGTCGCGTTTATATTGATGATTACCTTCATGCCCTTCTAAACGATGAATGGTCATAAAATCATCTATCATTTGTGATCTCGTCTTTGGTTTTAAAATGCTTCTGAAACTCATGTTGTGTTTATTTGATTGCTAATATAATAAAAATACCCGAGAAATAAAATTATTCTGTTAAAAATTTAAACCCACCAGAGGCCATTAATGCTTCTATCTTATTTCCGTCTAAATCTTTAAGAAATGCTGAAAGGTCCTCATTGACCCTTTGAAACGTATCTTTTATTTGCTGGCAAAAGGCTTCACGTTCTTCAGTCCATTCTACTATGGAGAATTCATTCTCGAATGACTCGACGCTCTGGTTGTGATTGGGTAGCGGAAGGAATAAATCATCTCTCTCCTTAAAATGGCTGTTATGGTGTTGAATGGATGCTCCTGGGGATGCATATCCAATTTTTGTAATGTACCTTTTCTTTGGACCTTTTGTTTTTTCCATTATTCCTGAAAATGCCGTAGTCATTACTTCATATCCAATAAAATAATTAAACAATTGTTTAATAACCTCTCCTTTATATGCGCCATTTAGATTATTTCCCCAATGATTACGATCATGCTCAAACTTTATGAAGATCATTTTTTTCAGTGTGGCATTCTCAATGCTATGTTTTTCATTTATTTTAGAGGTGAGTTCATGGAAATAATCCTGAAGCGTGCTTATTAGTTTGGCTGTTTGTGTCTTTTTGAATTTATAGGTGATTTCTCTATCTGCAAAACAACCACTTACTTTCTTGTTATTCACATCGTATGATGTCTTGAATTCCGGCTCTGTGTCTGCAAGTTCTTTAAACATAAAATCTGGAATTGTCACTTTAAACTCAAGGTTTCCACGAAGCATACTATCTTCAGGAATTGTTGAATTAACAGGCAGCTCTACCCACTCCCATTTTTTGAGATCTTTTGTAGGTATACAAAATTCCGCTTTAAATTTTTGATATTTCATTATGATTTTTCTAAAAATTCTTTTTCTTCTTTCGACAATGAATTCATTCCGCTTTTGGAAATTTTATCCAATATTCTATCCATATTCATTGATGAATTTGACTGTACAGATACCTTTTGTCGGGGCTTGCGGTATGTTGTTTTTTCTGCGGCACAACGAGATTCCTTTCCCAATCCGATAGATGCAAACCATTTATCAAGCCACCCAAGAATGTTATGTCCTTTTCTTCTATATGAATATCCATACCATGCTCCAAATAGGGCCCCTCCGAGGTGTCCAATCGTTCCAACAATATTGCCGCTAAAGTCTATTACAATTCCAAACAACACGAAGACCAAAGCCACCCATTTTAGTTTAACTCTTCCTATTAAAAACAGGTTCAATTGAAAATTTGGATTATAAATTGCGGTGGCAACCATTACTGCAAAAACTGAACAACTTGCTCCAAGTGCGTATCCATTAAATGGTGTTAAACGACCTACCAACAATATTAATGCGATACCAGTAATTCCACCAACTACGTAAAGGCTCAATACAGATTGTCTTTTGAAAAAGTGTTGTGCAAGCCACCCAAATAACATGAGAATTATCATGTTTCCGAATAGGTGTCTGAATCCTTCATGTAAAAAATTGGCAGTGATGAGCGTCCAGAATTTCATTAAGGCTCCTCCTCCTAAAGGAACGGCGAACCAATTAACAATGAATGGAGAGCCAACACTTCTCATAATGTTTGCTAACAAGAATATTGCGATGTTGGCAACGATGATCTGAATGTACAGATCTTTGATTGATAGGTTTCTAAACATGATTTATTTCCTTAGGTTTATACTTCTCTATTGTAAACAGCCCATAAATTTTGGGCAGATTCTAAGACAGAATATTTTGTGTCGTTATAAGCGTCGATAAGTTCGGAATTATCCATAGTCCACTTTACGACATCAGGTACATACTCATCATGTGCTTGAGCAATTTTAATTAGGTGGTGAATAATTTGTTCGGTCATTATTTCTTAGGTTATTTGTTTATGATTACGTTGTCAATAAACTTTTCTCTGTTATGAAACTGGAAGGGCTGCATCTTTGCATCAGTACCAAAGTCTTCATTATAAAATAAATCTTTAAGCATGAAATTGATAATGACGTCTGGAGTTCCAAACTGTGCAAGGAATTCATACACTTGTTCATTGGTATAGTCAGAACCAAATTTGTCATGGATGCTTATGTCTTCAAGATTATCTAAGATGAAATAAGGTTCTGCTGGGATTTTAGTTCGTGTCAGATCATAGAAATAACTGGCGTTTGCATAAGCCAATTGTATCTCAACATCAGTTGTATCTGTGTTGTTGTATAATATTTTTAATGCTACGTTAGCATTGGCGGCGTCTCTCGCCTGAAAAATATCGATGGTATACATTTCGTTGTCTACCGGCATCTGATCGGTGTCTATTTGTCCAAGGATGGTTATCCGTGATTTGGGGTCGCTCATTGAATATGGCGATATAGTAAGTGTTCTTCCAACGAATAAAAAATCCGTGTCTTGTGAAATTATTCTCTTCTTCATTCCAGGATTTGTTATGATGATGCTTGTACCCGAAAAATGAATCGGATTTTCAAATGCATGATCTACGGGGGTGTATGCACATCCAGGAGCTTCAGCTTTACGTGGAGCAGTACCTGTCGCAGCATAATATTCAGGGCTACCATATTTAATTTCTTGGGCGCACACCGCAAAAGCAGTTAGCCATAATAGTGTTACTGATATCGCAGTTATGATAAGTATCTTGTCCAATCTCGATTTGGTTTTAAATGTTTTCATGACTATTTGTAAATGGGTTTAACTTCAATTTCTACAGAATCAACCGAGGAAGTTAGCGGAAAAGATTTCCAGTTTACGCTACTCCCAAGATGAACTTTCAATCTATAATCATACTCCAAATATTCAGCGATAGGAAAATCTTTGACGACTCCATAAATTTTCCTGCCCTTTTCGAGCGTTCCTCCGTTGTCAAGAAACTCGTTAATGGAAACTTTTGTCGTCCTAGATTGAACCCTATTGGAGTGTTTGATTGTAGCTTTGGTGAAACACCTAGCACAGCAATATCCTAATAAATAAATCGTTGACCATTCTCCACTACTTCTTTTTACTTGTGTACCGTCATGTTCTTTTTGACAATCCGGGTTTTTACATACCCGTGGTTCTAAAAATGCTCTTTTTTCTTTCATTGTGTGTTTGTTTGCGGCTTCGGAGAGATTCGAACTCTCACCCCTTTCGGTTTCCTGGCTCCATCATCAGGGCTCTCATCCTGCGTGGCTCAGCCGTGTTTCATTTTCTTAAGTAAATATAACCATTTCCTGCGACAGTAGAAAATTTTAAATGTTAAAAAATGTTAAAAATTAAGAAAATGTTAAAAAAATCCCTTGATCGAATGACCAAGGGATTTGTGGTGGTCTGTACTTTGGGACATCATACAGAACCTATATAGTTCGACAGAACCTTTATTATTTACCGGTTGCCGCTGGAGTTGTAAGTTGCTTAGACATTGCCCCCATTATAAGGGTTTCAAGTGGTCCATTTACAGTTCCTTTTCCGCCTGCTCCACCTTGAGTATTAAAATAGGTGGTTGGCCACGTTGTCTTTGCTAATTCAGCCATCATTGCTACCTGAGCATCAAGTCTCATTTTAAGCTCTTGTTCAGGAGTAATACCAGCGGTAACTTTCTTAGTAATCTCATATGCATCAGCATCTGCCTTTACCTTAACTGTTTGTGAGTTAAGTTTCTGAGTCTCAAGTTGGATTTGAGCTAATTCCTTATTAGTAGCCTCTTCTTTAAGTTTGGTCTCAATAGCGATAAGCTTTTTAACTTGTTCTTTTTCTTGAGCTACACGTTCAGCCGCCTTATCTCTTTCACCTTCGGCAATTATCCTTTGTTGAGTGGCCTTGGCAGTTTCGATTTTTTGTTGTTCTAACTGTCTGAGAGCTGATTCATCCCTTTGTTTTTCAAGTCTTTGTTTAAAGGTAGGATCAAGGATCAGTTGGTCAACAATAACCTGGGATACAACGATGTTGTTCTCTGACAACTCATGTTGTATTCTAACGGGTATACCATTTACTTCAACTTTTTCTACTTGATAAGTTGTGCGGATTTCCCTTATCTGCCTTTGCGTTCCTTTTTCTTCGATGTTAGCATAAATGGTATCTTGAAAAGTATTCTTATTAACCTTAAAAGTACCACCTTTTAATTGCTCTTCGAACGTTTGTCTAAATGATTGAGCCTCCCCGGAGATGTAGTCCTGAGCTGCAAACATGTAGGCGATCTGGATCAGCTGTTCTTTTACAGTGGGGATAATAGTGTTGTTTACAAGGTTAGACATTGAACGGAATTCAACAGCCAAACTGATAAATGTAGCTTTATCTTCTGGTAATTGGAACCTTGTAGACACGAGTCCTTGAGCAGTTACTTGATCAATGAAACGTAAATCAACCGGCTTCATGATTCCTTCGAGTTCTTTCTCATCATATTCAACACCTTCTCCGACGACTTTAACGTCAATGTACTTTTGCCATGGATCAAGTTTTGCAAATCCTCTCCATTTGATACCTTGAACCATTACGGCATCAAGCTTTCCACCCGGGTGAACGAGTAAGTAATTATAACCCCTATCAGCAAAGAAGAAAAGGTAAGGGATCATAAACACAAATAGACCCACAACAACAAGTGGGATGGACAGCTTCTTTTTCAAATTTACCATCCAGTCTGGGGATTTACTTTCAACAAGTTGTCTAACTTGTTCTCCCCTGTGGTTTACACCTTCCTGATATTTGTCTTCAGTAACTGTGAAGTACTTAATGATCAAAATGGCCAAACCGCTGATCAGAATTAAAATTCCTAATAATTGAAACATAATTTAATAATTTAGGTTAAACATAAAATTTGATACAAATATAATTAAATTCTTTAAAAACTTGTTAAGAAAATTGTTAAGAATTTGTTAAGATTTTTTATTAATAATCTCATCAAAAACATCATAAACATCTTCACCAAGGGTTTCTATAATCTTAATAGCTTGTTTCTTCGCTTCTCTTCTTTTCTTGGCTTCTCTTGATGCAATTTCCTTTTCTTTCTTAAGCTTCGTTGCAAATTTCTTCTTAATTCTTTCGTAGTGTTGATTTGCGGCTTTATTCAAACGATCATTAACTTCCTTTTCGGATTCTGTGCGGTACCCATAAAAAACAATTCCTGCGCCATAACGAGTATGTTCGGTTCTAATTGTATTGATAGGACACCCTGAAGATTTTGCTGCTGATGCAAACCATTCTTTTACTTTTTCTATAAATTCTTCTTGGTTTAATGATGCCATTGCCGGCGTATGAAGTTCAGAATTTCCTCGTTTATAATACTTCTTTCTTTTTGGCGTGAAGTTACCAGTGGCGATCAATTCTTTTTTAATTTGTCTTTTGATCTTTGTAGTGCCCCCCTTGAATTCTTCGTATGATAAATCTTTAAGTATCATTTTTATTATTTCTTGAAAAACATCATAAACTTAACCATTGCTTTTTATTTCTTTAAACACATCGTAAATTTCATCACCAAATTCATCCACTATTTTCTTTAATTGATCTTTACGCCACTGTCTTTGTTTTCTTTCCTTTTCGACCTCCACTTTTTGTCTTTTCTTAAGTGCTGACATTCTTGAAGTAAGGCTTCGCTGTTTCCTCTTTTCAAGCTCTTCATTTGATTCTATACGGGCTGAATAGAATATAATGTCTCGATCCCAAAAACGGTCTTTAATTTTAATGTAAATTTCTTCGATGGGTACATTGTATTGATTTGCGAGATTCGTTTTTAGTTCTTCAAGTACTTGAATAAACTCCTGAAGAGATCTACCTTCTTCCGGCAACATTAAATCACGACTGTACGAATAAAGTTGTTTCTCTTTAACTTTACGTGGAAGGGCATTTACTATTGTGCGGATTTCTTCCTCTGTTTTTGCGGCTTTTGTTTTTTGTGTCATGTTATTCGAGAACCAATCCTTGTCCAGAAATGTTCTTAATTTTCATGTTTATATTATTGTTACTGAAAATCTTTCGTATCCCACTAACGTAAACATCCATCGAACGGCTTGTGTAATAATCATTTTTACGCCACAATCTCTCAAGAATGAGTTCCTTTTTAACAGGTTTACCAAGATTATATGCAAGCATCTCAATTATACCACCACTTTTTTCAGAAAACACACCGCCATTTTCCTTTGTGATTTCTACGCCATTATGATACAATGTTCTGGTGTTAGGGTCATAAACACAAGACCCAAATTCAATTTTATCTTTTCTTCGCGATGTAAGTCTCTGTAAGGCATCAAAGTTTTTCTCATAATTCATAACACTCTTGATAATTAAACTAAACAAGAGTTCATAATCTTTTCCATCAAATTCAAAGTAAATATCAGCATTATTTGATTTAACAACGTTTTTGCCAATCACCACAACTGGTATGTATGGGTGCTTCTTCTTTATAAAATCGATAGATTTTTGTGAATATGTCGTGGAATTATCGATAACAAAGGCGCTCACATCTCCAACTGCTATGCTATCAAATAGCATCTTCTCTGCATTTGCTGGGATGATCTCAGCGATGTTCTTTGAGATCTTTATAAACCCAGAAATTATATTGGAATCTTGTGCGTTAAGAACTATTTTCATAGATGAGAGTTTATTCGTTGCCAAATATAATCAAAAAAGTTAAGAAATTGTTAAAAACTTTGTTAAGATTTTGTTAATTTTTTTCTATCGTTACCTAGTGCATACCTAATTATTTCCATCAATTCAACTTCATCTCCAAGAAAAACCCTGTAAACATCATCCCTATAAGGATAAATTTCCCAATAAGGTTTACCAACACATCCCAATCGATCATAACAATCCAAGTAAACACTAACCGATTTTCCGGTATCCTTTCTCTTAACCATGAACCTAACTATGGCACCAAGAGACGGAGGTATTATTTGAACCTCACAATTGCTTGGAAATGTTAAGTAAGGTATTTTTTTCGCCCACTTCTCATATTCCTGCAATTTTTCAGCCTGACGTATTTGATCGAAATCATCAAAACTATGTGTAAATCTTACACTCATTTACTTGTGTATTTTTTTAAAATGTTCCAGTGTTAAATTTTTATCATTTATAAGTTCTTCTATTTCTTCTACGGTATTCCAACCAAAATAATCCGAAGAGTTTGTCCACACTCTTAAATTTTCATTGCGGCAATTTTGTTTCTTCGATTTCTTCGTATCGTAATTTTCAAATTTAGCACCACAATAATGAAGTGAATATTCCCCAAACTTTCCTGTTTTCTGTAATCTTTCTCTGAAATTCAATCTGTTCTGTATCCATTCCAAATCAAGGGTTTCTTTATCAGCATCTTTCATTTGTTGTAACGAATCCTCAGGGATTCTATCAATGATTAACAGCGATAACGATGCGTTTCCAAATACATTCGGCGTAAGATTCATAAATGTAATGGATGCGTTATGATCTAAAAATGCATTATAAATGGCCTGTAAGTTTTCTTTCTCCTCTCTTCCCTTAACGATTATTCCAAACGATCCTTCTGCCCATGCGGATAACATGGGGTCTTTTCCGTGCTCAACATTACGTTCGATCATTTGTTTGTATTCTTGAAAATCATGCGGAAGAATCTTGTGTTCCTCAGTCAATTTTGTTTCAAGAGAATATCTGGCATTTCGTTTTGGCAACTCATGTCTACTCATTATCAAAAATGCATATTCCCCTTTTGTGGCGAAGTAAAATTTATCCTTTATAGATTTCGCTGTGCAGGTTCTAGATTTTATACCCATCGTTCGACGAGTCAATTCAGGAATTCCTAATTCGCGCTTAATTCCCTTTATACCCCACTCATGTTCAGAGGTAAAATCGTATCCCAACGAAATTCCAACGAACACTTCTTCTATGTTTATAAATCCAAAATCGTTATATGCTAATCTCATAATATTTTGACTATTGGCTCATTTGTTATTGAAGTGCGTACGTATTTTCTAATGGTGCATTTTTTACACTTGTAAATATATTCTTCGCCGACTTGTCCATCATCGGTTGTTCGAGTTATTGTTGATCTTTTTTCAACTTCCCAATCGTGGACACACCCAGAAATTCGAGCCGCTCCACACTTTGTGCAATATTGCCATCCATCTTCAACAGCACCCCACAAATGAATACATTGTTCTGTATTTGTTTTGTTAAATGGTTTAAATATTAAAACCAAAAGAATTAAAACACCTATGATGCCAATACCTATAATTACATAAATCATTCCTTTGTATTTTTAGATTCTTCTTCCATTTTCTTTTTAAGATCCTGAAGAACTCCCAAATCAGCAAATGTCGTGACTTGTTTCTTTTCTACCTTGTGTTCAATTTCTTTCACATCTTTCTTTTCTTTGTGATTCAATTTATCACTTTCTTGAAATTGAGAAAAGAATCTGCTTCTAGCCATCTTCTTAGTTAACCACACGATATTTTTATCGTCCCGTAAGATACCATTCTGAGCGAGATCCAGAAGATCCTTAATACATGATAAACAAAGCGTTGTGTCTGTTTTTTCTCCGGTCCATCCAATCACTTTGTTTTTTACAACATGTTTAATAATTGGGTGGTCTTCACGTTTAAGTTCTTCACCTTCAACAAGTGTTCGTTTTAAGAAATCACTCATGTCCTCCCGAATTTCTTGTTCTTTTTCTCCAACCCCCTCAAAATATTCGGAAATAGAAAACAGTTTTTGTCCACACACATTACATGCGTGCTTCTGTCCATTTTTAAAATCCCAAATTTTCTGTGGTTTGTCTACTGGAAGGTAGGATTGAATTAAGTGATTGACGAACCCCTTTGCTTTTGGTTCCTCGTAGAGCTTCTCGATTGTGCTTTTTTCTGACATATAGATTTATTTTACACTACTACTCATATTCGATATTTATTATATCTTGATCTGAGACAATGATGGTTGTTTCATCATTTTTAAAAATAGTGTGGGGTTCACTTGGAAACATTTCTCCTCCTTTTCGTATTGGGCCAGTGAGTGTTGTGTGACCAAGTTCTATTAGATCTGTACAAACCTTTTCTACCTTAATGGGTCTATGATCCAAATACGTTAATTTTTTTACTGTTTTCATGATCCAAATATAACAAAAAAATCTGAAAGTAAAAACTATTTCAGTATTTTTCTTTGTAAAATTACAATGACAATCATTGCAATGGCAGTCGGCATCGTTAAAATACTAAACCAACCCAACCACCCAAGTTCAGTTGCTTTCGCAAGAATCAAAGGCAACGCTGCCCATCCAAGCGCAAAGATAACGATAAAAAAATGTAATGCTTTAAACAACTTAACAAATCCGTCAAAATTTAACATGGCTTTATTTTTTTTTAATTAATCCAATTCATAATCACTCATTCCAGGAGAAAGAGCAAATTTCTTATATGTGTAATACGTTTCTCCTTTCTCAAACAACCATCCATCCCTTACCATGATACCCAAAAGGATGCTTACACCATATTCACTTCGGTTATGAAGGAAATCTCTTTCTATTAATTCTTCCATGGTGGCTGGCTTCATATAAAGAGAAGCTGCAATGTCCTTTTTGATATCTGATAAACCTGCGAGCATTATCTAAGTTTTACGTTGAAACGTTTTTCCCATTTTTCCATTGTTTCTTCTGGAACGTTGTGTATGTTTTGACCATTATGGCGGTTTTCAACAATAACACTTGAAGATCTGTAACCATATTTTAAGGCTAAATCCTGATAAGGTTTTAGCTCTCTTTCAGTGGTGCTTGTATTGGCAACCAAAATCACAGGGATTCCTTTTTCCATGAACCTTCTACACTTACGTTGACACCACGCGTGTGACTTACCTACATTTTCTGGTTTCCAGTTATAATTACCTTTACGATCAGTGTGAAAATCATCTGCGGTACAGATTGCCTTTGACCCAAATTTTTCAGCCAATGTTGATTTGCCACTACCTGGTAATCCTCTTACTATGATTAAATCTCTATCCATGCGGCTAATATAACAATTTTTTATAACATGAACACCTGAATTGTCCACAAAATTGCATTAAATGCCCACAACCAAGTTTGCCATTGTTTGTAACCATTCGATAATAACGAAAATACAAGCGCTGAACATGATGTTATGGCTGCTCCTATTACGGCAAAATCACTATCATTTCCATTGAACGTAGATATTATGCTGATAAACATAAATGTGACTGCTATTATAGCTGTAACTACAAATCCAATTTTCCAAAAGTCTTCGTTTTGTTCCCGTAGAATTCTTAAGTCGTTTCCTATTTGCATGGCTGCTTGTCCTTCACGTACTTCACGAAATCCCTGACGTTCCCTTGGAATATGAATCTCTCTGTCACTAAGATCAACCCGTACGTTCCTTCTATAATTTGTCATCCTATAACGATGATCTGGAATGTGTTCCTGGTTTGGGATGGGTTCCCCATCAGGAAGCAAAATCGGTGGTTCATTTCTTTCTGCCATTTGTCAAGTGTTCTTTAAACTGTTCTTTAAGTTGTGTCATTTTTTCTACAAACGCCGGGAATCTTGTTAGGCCGGTGATGTATCTCTCTTGGTTTTCAGAAAAGTATGGATATAGCTTATCATTAATTTCATAGAAAATAGGCATTTCCAATTTTGGATTAAATGTAAAACGCGCAAGTAATTCTCCACGATAATGAACCTCTCCGCCTCCAATCGTTGCCTGTTCAGCAATATCAAGATTTGTGTAGGTATAAAGCCAATGAATCACGTTACCCATAGATTCGTATTGATAGTGACTCCAAAAACCACCCAGCGAATTTGAGTATAGGTTTTCAAATTTTATTTCGTCTTGTGACTTTTCCATTATTTTATATTTGCAAGTTCAAGTTTACGTGCTTCTAAAACGTTTTTGGCTTTTTCGAGATATTCCTTGCTGTAGTTTCTTTTATCTCTACACAAACGTTCGTAATCCCAGAAGGCCTGGTTTACTCGACTTTGTGCTTTCGCTCTTTGCTTTTTAATGAGCGCTTTTTTTACACGCTCCCCTTCATCAAGAACCTTCGATCCTGTTACAGTAAGTTCAATGATGTCAGGAGTGCCAAACTTTGGGTATTCGCTGGCCCAAAAAGTTACTTGGGTACGGGCGGGTCCAATCTTCTGATAAACCTTGGCACTTTGGATATCATCAACCCATGATTGACCATATCCACTATATCCTTTTGCACGAAAGTATTTTCCGTCTTTGGATTTTACGATGTAAAAAGTTAATTCTTCTGTCATGAGTCCCAAAATATTAAAACATTAATAATAAGAGCGAAAGTAGTAAACACCAACCCTATGATTCCAAGGGTTAACGATGCTTGCCATACGCTCAGAACAAAGACGACGCCCATCATTGTGTTTGGGGCGATGTCTTTTCCATTTTCCATTCCGGACCATACAGATACCATAAACGTAATTGCAAACCAAATTCCGGAAACGAGTGCGATTGCTAATAACATAGTTGTGCTGTTTATTTGTGAGTTTTTATCATTTGATCAATGAAGTCATTTAACTTCTCTTCTTCAGGCTTTGTTTCCTCAATGAGACGATCCATTTCAGCGTTACGTGTTTTACACATCTCGTCAATTTCTTTGTCCGCTTTTGATTTTTTCCAAAACATAATTAGATAGTTATAAGTGAATCAAATTGAGTACCGTCTTCTTCATTAAGTTTTGCAACGAATGAGGATTGGTTTACGAACAATTTGTGTTGTCCTTTTGTAATTCTTTGTTCGAGGGTTAGGATGGCGTAAGGGGGAACTTCATTTTTTAGAATGAGATTCAATGCTTTTCTCCTTTTTCGGGTGGAATCTTTACCAAAAGTATAGATGCCAATTTTCCGCCCATCAAATTCTTGTATTGATTCTAAGATATACATAGTGCTGTTAATTTAGTGCTAATATAATAAAAATCCCCGAGACTAAAAAATCCCGGGGATAGTATTTAACATTTTTTAACATTTACACCTTGGAGTAATTACGTGCGGCGGTCTTTCCTTTACAGACATCGTCCGCGACGTGAGATGCAGCCCAAGCGTGAGGCTTGCCTTGTGCTTCGTAACCCATTCCCTTAACAAATCCAAGACCCGCTGCGTAAAGAACGTTAGAGTATTCTTCCACCTTACTGTTGTAGTCAAGGTGGATCTTAATGTTCTTAGTACAACCATCAAGCATTTGAGCAGTTTGAATGGTAAATTCTGCTTCAGCCCAAAGCTTTTGGTAGATGTCACTCTTTACACTTTTACTCTTGTCGTCGTAAGATGCAGAAATAACGTGAGCACCGTGACCCCTTCCGCTTTCGTCAACAAAGTGCATAACGATAACTGTGGAGTACTTAATACATTTTGTGTGCTCTTGTGAGTCACATCCAATGGTTACTTCTCCATAAGGATTTTCCTTAATCCAATCTTTTACGTACTTGTTAACATCTGGAACGATAGTTCCATCAACTTTTCTAAAAATAAGGTTTTTCTTTTCGGTCATGATACCCTCCTTTCTTGTTTTTATTAAATAAAAAAAGCCTCCCTATCAAGAGAGGCTTTATTCAGCTTTATGTGTTCTTAATAGTTACATCAGTCGAAATCTAGCACTCTCGCAAAATTGCATATCGGTCGCATACCCTAGAGGGGCGAGTGACGATAATGATATGCGATTTAACGTTTTCATGATTGCTAAATTTTTATAATATATCTATTTATACACGGCAAATATAACAAAGTTTTACTTAATTACAACTTTTTTATCGTTTTTTTCTATGGTGTACCAAAGCTTTCCGGTTTTAAAGGCTTCAGTTACTTTTATTCCTTTCATATAATGGTTACCGAATGTTGTTCTTCGGTGTCTTAAACCAGGAAGGTGCTTATTGGCTTCTTCCTTTGTCGAGAATTTTTTAGCTCCATTAAGATCTCCCCATCGAGGAAGACCAAGCATATAGTCGTTAAAATAGTATAACCTACTTTTTCCGTCTTCGTTTATTTTTCGTTTTATAACGAATGTTTGCGTCTCCATAATCTAAGTTTTTAAGAGCTTCATATGGAGTCTCACCCGCGGACAGAATTTTATCCTGACAGATGATCATCCATTTTCCAGCTCCGCGTTGATACGTCTGCTTAACTATTACAGCTTCAATGGTGACCGCATAAACTTTGTCACTAAGCTTTTTTGCAAATACTCTTCCAGTCTTACCCATAAAAATAGATTTTAATGTCAGACCTTTTACGATAATTTCCTCGGGAAACGTAAACCTTCTTGGCTTTATTCCACTTGTTTACTTGTAACCCACTCCATTTAACAATCTCCTTTGGGACTTGTTTCATGTTGTGTCCACGGTTACGAGCTTGAGCGATTTTCGAGAGTACATACGCTATGGCGCGTAATTCATACCCTTTGTTATAAAACCCGTGTTCGTGTAGTTTCTGAATTGCAAATTGCTCTGCTTCGTACTCCTCAGCATAACGAGTTTTGCCTGATTCTTCAAGATGTCCTAACACTACGTGTCCAATCTCATGAAAGCACACTCCAAGTGTATCATAGTCAACAGGTTTTGGTATCTTGATTTCTGTCGAACCGTAATAGGCCAAACCACATGAAGACTTGCTCCACTGTTTGACTGTAATACCGCGTTGAGACAACTCATTTTCTACGATGCATTGCATCGCTTCTAATTTACTCATATCAAAGAACTTTTAGTTTATAAGGTAAATATAAGCATTTTTTCCGAGACTAAAAAATTAATTTTTAACAAAATCTTAACATGAGGCTGAAAACCAACCTCTTGGGGAGCATATAACTAAAGTCTTTACGCCTCGGGAAAGAAAGTCTTGCACCTGCGACCCCTGCCCGCCCGCGTATATGGAATAAATAATAAAAGGTTTTAAATCTTAACCGAACTTTAACATCCAAGAATGTCCAAACCCCACGAAATTTATTAAATTAGCTTAAAATAACTATGTACTGATGGGAAAATCTTATCGTAAAACCCCAATCATTGGCATTGCCGGTGACTCAGAAAAGAAAGACAAGCAAATTGCTAACGGAAAATTCCGAAAAAGATCCAAACAAAAGCTTCACGAAGAAGATCTCGATGGATTACCATACGATCTCGATGAAGTCTACAATAAATGGTCCATGGCCAAAGACGGAAAGACTTATCTCGATCCCGACTCCGATTATTATAAAGAAGGAAAGTGGCGTAGAAAATAATTTTTATTTCTCAGATTTTTTGATTATATTTGTCATATGAAGTACATGCTTACATATGAGGATGGACAAGAAGTCTGCAAACACTACAAGAACTTCAATTTTTCTGAACACCAATTTCGAATAAGAGGTTTTAAAGTGTCTACGTTTGATTATTTCATATGTGGTTATAACGATTTCGCGAAGCCCCTTCCACACAAGTCCGAAGTGAATGCGTTTGATATGAGGGGTGTGACGTTCGTCTTTAATAAAGATGGAACTTTGTGGAATAAATTCTTCATGTTGCCAAAGTTCTTCAACCTGAATCAAATCGAGGAAACTCAATATCTTAAGGTAAAAGATAAGAAGATCAAACACATTTCTTGTAAGGAAGACGGATCATTGGTAACATTCATGATGACTCCTGACGAAAAGCTGTTTTCCAAGACCATAAGAGGATTTGATAACGATCAGGCGGTGGCTGCCATGAATTTACTTGGCGCATGGGAAGAACGTATGATATGGGTGAAAACTCTTCTTCGACAGGGACTAACCCCGTTGTTTGAATACGTGTCTTGGGATAACAGAATCGTTCTAAAATATTCTAAGCCACAGTTGAGATTCATTGGGGTAAGAGATAGTTACAATGGAATGTTCTTTCCTGCCTCTGAGATGAACCAGGCTTACATCCCTGAAGGTGTATATGTTATACCCAAGGTAGATGCGACTCTCGATGAGTTGATTGAGTTATCTAAGACCGAGGAGAACATTGAAGGATGGGTTGTGATATTCGAAGATGGTACCATGATCAAGATCAAGACCCTGTGGTACTTTAACATACACGGTGTGAGAACCGAAAGCATCTTTAGAGAGGATTACATCATTAAGAATTATTATGAAGAAACACTGGATGATGTGTTGGCGCAGTTGGATCCAAATGAAGACAAAGATGCGTTTGATTTTGTTAACGTGGTAACACACGCCATTGATAAGTATTCTAATCACATTGATGAATGTGTAGAGGAAATGGCGAACCAATTGAATTTGAATTATAATGAAGATTGGAGCAAATTTGCCACAGAAATGCACAAGAAACCATACTTCCAATATGTAAAATTTTGGATACAGGATAAGAATGAATACAAGAAGCGTAAGATAGAAAATGTGTTGGCACTTACGTATAGATTAAAAAGAGCCCAACAAATAGTGGAAAAATGGAAATAGTGGTTTTAAATAGAGATGACTTTCGTAACGGTGTTTTCGAACGCGATGGTTACCAATGTGTGATTTGTAAAGAACCCGCTGTTGATGCTCACCACATCATGGAAAGACGATTGTTTGCCAATGGTGGATACTTTCTTGATAATGGTGCATCGCTCTGTGAGAAGCATCACCTTGAAGCAGAAATGACTACTTTAGATTGTGATACCATACGTTCTGCCGCGGGCATAACGCGCGTTATATTACCAGACCATCTCTATACCGAAGTGGAATATGATAAGTGGGGTAACGAAATACTTAAAAGCGGTGAGCGATTGCAAGGAGAATTGTTTAATGATGAATCAGTTCAAAAGATACTTAAACAAGGAAACGTACTTGGTGATTTTACAAACAGAATCAAATATCCAAGAACGTATCACTTACCTTGGTCTCCAGGGATGAATAGGGATGATCGAATGATGACAGATGTGGGTATATTTGATGGCCAACAAGTGATGATATGTGAGAAACTTGATGGAGAAAACACGACCTGGTATAAAGATCACATGCACGCAAGATCAATAAATACAGATTCACACCCATCAAGAAATTGGGTAAAGAATTTATGGGCCCAAAAGGCGTACAATATTCCTGATGGGTGGAGAGTGTGTGGCGAGAATTTGTTTGCAAAACACGCCATACATTATGCTGAAGAAAACGGAAACGCCCTTAAAACATTTTTCTATATGTTCTCTATATGGGACGAAAGAAATGTGTGTTTAAGTTGGAAAGAAACAAAAGAATGGGCGGAACTGTTAGAACTTGATTTAGTCCCAGTTTATTACGAAGGAGTTTACGATGAAGATGTAATAGAAAGGATTAATAAAACCATGGAACAAAATCCAGGAACTGTTGAGGGATATGTAATTCGTTTAACGAGGGAATATCACTATTCAGAGTTCAGGAATGTTTGTGGGAAATACGTAAGAAAAAACCACGTCCAAAACAACCACGGACATTGGGCCCAACAAAAAATAACAAAGAATGAGCTCATATAGTATGATGTGGGAATGGGAAAAGGAACAGGAAAAGATTGTGCCAAAACCCATAGATGAAAATTGCAAAGAGGGACAACGTATCTTTTGGATTCAATTTGGAAATGATACAAGATATGAAGGGACCCTTAAAAAATGGAAAAATGGCGGGCAATTTGCCGATATTGAAATGGATGATGGTAGCATAATAGAATTTGAATTTTAAAAAAGAAAAAATGGACGACCAAGCTAAAATTTACGTGATGCCGAAAGTTCAGTTTCACGACACTCTAAACAAAAATGATATCGATGATATGAATGTCGATGAATTTGTAAAAATTGCTTTCATAAGCATAAATGATTCTGATGGTGAGTATTACCACCAACCGTTATTTCACCATGATCACCATAATGTTTTAAATCTATGGTTTGATGATGTTGAACACGATTTGGAAATTTCTCCAACAAACAAAGGTGTGAACAGTGCTTTTTCTAAAGAACAAGCAAAGAAAATAATTGAGTTTTTGGAATCAAACAAGCACGCAAAAACTGTATTGATTCATTGCGCTGCTGGTATAAGCAGAAGTGGTGCAGTGGGAAGGGTGGCGTTGGAATATCTTCAAGGCAACAGAGAACAATTCAAAATGAATAATAATCAAATAAGCCCCAATCCGCGAGTCGAAAGAATGTTAAATGAAGCATGGAGGGAATCAAAACAAAATCGTAGATAAAATGGATGCAACAAAGAAAACACCGTGTCCCAGCTGTGACTGTGACAAAATGGGTGGATGGGGAGGAAGCTTTGGGGGTAGAATAAATTCATGGAAGCTGAAGTGTCCCGAATGCGATTTTACAATCCTCATAGTCCCAATGAAACCTAAGTATGAATATACTATCTCTGCTCGTTCTGAAGAAGAAATAATAGAACGTGAAGAAAAACGGAACGAATGGAGCATTAAAAGAGACAAATTAAAAAAATTAAGAGAAGAAATT